CTAATTATCTTTATTTGCCGTCTTTGGGGGCGTAATGGGGGTAACACCGTATTTGTCGTTAAGCATGCTCACCTGATCCCCGCTGAACTCTTTAAGCCACGCCGAATAAACCCGGTAAACCATCTGTGCATCTTCGTGGCCGAGCTGGCTTGCAATAAATGACGGGTTAGCACCGGCAGAAAGTGCCCAACACGCGAAGGTGTGTCGCGTCTGGTATGGTGTTCTCCGGCGGATACCGGCTTTCTTTACTGCTGCATCCCACCGATCGCTGATCGAATCACAGGTAAAATACTTCCCCGGCTTTTGCTTCTTCAGGCCCGGCAGGAAAACGAATCTGTGCCGTTGCTCCTCGGAGCTGCCGTATTCTCTGAAATGCTGAACGATAGTTGTCTCCGCGAGCTCGCCCGTGATCGCATACTGCGCGCGTAACGCATCCAGTGCAGGGGCGAGCAGGGGTAGCACCCGATCCCCGGCCAGAGTTTTTGGCGGGACAAAATTGCCCTGTTTAGTCAGGTTTCTTCTGACGTGAGCCGTCCCTGCCTCAAAGTCGATATCATCCCATGCCAGCGCCGCCAGTTCGCCGTGGCGCAGGCCCGTATTGATGGCAAGTTGCCAGAGGTTGCGGTCCTGGCCACTGTTCGACAGGATGAGCCTGGCATACTCCTCACGATAAAGTGGATCGGGTTTTGTGCGGTCCTTATGCAGCTTGGGAATGTACTCAAACGGCTTATCATTAATGAATTTGCTGCGGTGCGCATAGCGCAGGATCTGACAGGTCAGCGATATATAGTCGTTAACTGTGTTAACGCTCCGCCCGGTTTTCTGACGCTTGTTACCAGGCGCGTAGAACGTTTCGCCGCGCAGTAGCTCTTTCCGGTAGTTCATCAGATCGCTGTGGGTGATATCAGCAATCAACGTCATTTCGCCGATAATCCGGTTAATGGTTTTAAGCTGCGCTTTAACACGGGCCATCGTATTTTTTGAAATGTCCTCTTCTTTGGCATTGAGCCAGAGTTCAACCAGTTCACCCCAGGTGTAAGCGATACGGGTAGAGGAGAATTTCTGGAGCGCCTTAGAGTCGGGAAACCGCGCCGCATAATCAAACAGGCCAAGCTGAATTTCACTAACGATCACAGCGCGCAGATTACCGGCTTTCTTTATGTTCGAGGCATTAACAGCCCAGCCTTTAAGGACCTCCCGACAGCGGGATCCGCGGTAAAGAAAGGTAATACGGATTTTCCCGTTATGCAGTTCAACGCCCGTTGGGTATGACATTACGACTCCTGTACTAACTGGTTAATCCGCGGGTAGTTGTACCAGATGATGCCTCGCTGGGTTTCCATACCGGACAGGGAGACGCGCTTGAAATGAATGCCTTCAATCCATGCGCCCTGGCGGAACGCCTTAATCTGGCGATCGCTGAGACCTGTTTTTTCGGTCAGCTTAGACGCCACGATCCATTCTTCATTGAAAATTATTTGTGCCATATGAAGTACCTGGCGACCAGCACGAGTATAACTATGCTGATCGCGCGTTGATGATATTTCGATATCAAGACATTCTGCCGGCCAGGCGGCGCAGCCGACGTGCGCCGGTGATCGCCGTCGCCACGTAGCTGGTGCTGCGGTTTTCCACCTCAACCTTTATCTTCGCTCCGTCCACCTGCACCGTGTATTCGCTACGGGTGGCCCGGCTGGCGTAATCGCCGAACCGCTCGACATGCTTCGCCAGTGCGGCGTCACAGGCCCGACGGGCCAACGGGGAGTCCTTCCTGCTTCGGTTAATCAGCCTCATTCAGCACGCTCCGGATCCAATACGTCCCAGCAGTTCCGCTCGATATTCGCCAGCAGGCGGCGTTCTTCTACCTCGGCCAACGGGCGGCCGGTCAGCTCTGCGATTTGCCGGTTGCTGTGCGTCAGCAGCAGTTTCAGCTCACTGTTGCTCCAGCGGGTTTGTTTATCGCTCATCTCGTTACCGGGAGGGCTGACCCTCCCGCCTCCCTTATCAGCTCACGTATTCCGGCTTCATATCGCCCAGGGTAATGGCGAACTGGTCATGCAACTCGTCGCCAAGGTGACGCTTTGCCGCCGCCAGTGCCTGTTCTGCTTTAGCAAACTGCTCAGCAGCATCCGGCTCGCCGGGCTGGGGCAGGGAGTTGATCGCCGCCTCCACTTTGTTACGGGCATCAACCAGGTAGTAGCGCTTCACAGCTTTGTTTTTCAGCTCAGTGAACAGCGCCGATCCGAGGGCGGCTTTTGCTGATTCGATATCTGCCCGCACGGCTTTGGCCTGGTCTACGGATTGCGCTGCCTCAATGCGATCGCGGAACTCGTCGGCAAGGCCATCAATATTGGTACCGGATTCCTGCGCGCTGTTAGTTGTCGATTCAGCCGGGATATCGGCAACGCTAACGCGCTGCTGCGGTGCCGGGTTAATCTCTTTTTCGTGACGATCTTCAAGCTCATCAGGTGTGTATACGCCCAGGATTACGTCCGGACAGAACAGACGTGCCCAGCGTTTTACTGCCAGATAGGCGAGCTGCTGGCGGGGATCGTCAGCCCACAGTGTCGAATTACGTGTACGGGCCTGAGCCAGCAGCAGATCCAGTTCACGTGGCTGCTCTTCGCCTTTAAGCGTTGCGCGGATGATAATGCCGATACCTGCTTCGTCCGCCATGGTCCAGCCCGGAACGCGGTATTCGCCTTTTTCACCCTTACGGATGTGAAACTTACCTACCACGTTTCCCCATGGACCGTACCACTCATACTCAAAGCGGTTCGCCAGCACGCCGCTGCGTGAAATCACTGCGTTAACCAGCTGGGCCTCATAGCCCAGCACGCCGTTAATCAGGTGCGTTTTCTGCGCCACAGCGAAAGGGTTCATCTGCCACTGCGCGGCCTGCATTGCAACAGCCATGCAGTCTGCCTGATTGCCCTGAAGGTGTTTGGGCACTGTCGCCGCACCCTGCGCCATAATCTGGGCGAATGTGCTGATGGCATTCAGATACTGTGAATCGAACAGCGCGATGTTTGAGTTAACGACAGCGTTCTGGTCGGCTACTGCTAAGTTTGTGTTCTGCATTCTTGTTCTCCTTAAGCCGTGCGCAGCGCTTCGAGGCGGCGCAGATCGTAATCAGTCAGTTCGTCGGTGTAGTCGGCGGTAATCGGCGCTGGCCATTCGCCTGTATCGAACGCGTTGGCAATGGCGCGCATCGTGGCGCGGTATTCCAGGATGCCCAGTTCCACCAGCTCCGGCGATGCCTCGACGATGGCGATCCAGTGGTAACCCTCGTCCTTGTTGACGAAGATCCAGAAGAACTGGTCGAGGCTTGCAGTCTCCATGTACATACCGGCGCTCAGGTGATAATCGCGGTCAATGATTTCCCGATGCAGACGGGCACGAAGACCCGACTGCTTCACGTTCCACATGCTGATGGTTTTCAGGTCGGCACCGATGCGCACGCTGTCAACGTCCAGTTCAAGGTCGGGCCGAACGCGGATTTCGAGGCCGGTTTCTTCGTCAATGCCAAAATAGCTGGTTTCAACGGCACGATCCGGATGCAGCAGCAGCTTCCCGGCGGTCGGGTGCGCATGCAACGCTGCCTGGATGTTTAGTGCGGTCTCCAACTGCTGGCGGGTCACCAGCACCTTGCCTTCCGGGTTCTCACGCCAGGCGTCCAGCAGCTCGTCGGCGAATACGGCATCCGGACGGGCCACCTTGAGCGCCTGAATCATGTCGGCTTTGGTACCGGACACTTTCAGCGGTACCGGCTTCTGTGCTTCCTGCGCAACCAAATCATGATTGACGATTGCAAGCTGCTCGAAGAGCGCGTCACGGCTGCCGCTGGTTTTCGCCAGCGGGGGCAGGGTGGCGTTGTACTCTTTGATGCAGGCCTTCATAGCTGCAGCGGTCTGTTTCTTGTCGGCCTCGATGCGCTGGAACTCCACCGGCAGTGCCATATAGCTCTCTGCGGTTTCTTCCAGTGCAGCGCCCAGCGGCAGCGGCGCGGGCAGGGTGGTGTTATGGGCCTCCAGCAGCGCTTTGATATCGTCAGCACTCAGTTGCGGCGGCAGGCTGGCGTTGTATTCGTCGATGCAGGCGCGGATCGTCGCCGTGGTGGTGAGCGCCCCCTCAGGGATCACCGGCTCTATACTGAACTCGGCGTCCAGGGTTTCCGGCTGCAGCGCCAGCGCATGCACCAGGTTGCCCATATCGAGCACCTTCGACCGCTCCTTTTGGATGGTCTTAGAGACGTGGCGCGCTTCGAAATACATCAGGGAGACGCGGGCGTCTTTCACCATCGTGCTGCTGATGCCGTTCGCGGCGTGGTAAACGTCGTTCGGTAGCCCCTCATAACGGCCCGGCTCAAAATAGGCTGGCCACTGTTGCGCGGCAGCTTCTGGCTCAGGAATGTCCGCTTCTGGTTCGATTACTGGCGTTTCTGGTTCGGTTTTAGGTAATCCCGGCTCATCCTGGTTAAGAGGGTCGATATTCTGGCTCAGATCGGCAGCAACGTCGCGCGCCAGTTCCGGCGCACGGGCCGCCAGGATTTCAGCCCCAGTTAAGCTGCCTGCTTGCGCAGCTGCTGCATCAGCGCCTTCGACCGCTGGTACCGCATCACTAACTTTGCTTTCGCTCTGGTAAGTCTCTTCCATCTGCACATGGTCTACTTCCTGTTTTGCGACTTCATTTGAGGGGGTGCCCAGCAGGCCTTCGATGGAGAACACGCCGCTGCCCAGGCTCTTAACTTCGGGCTGTGTCGCTTCACCGGCGCTGGTATTCTCTTCAGCTGGCGCAGCAGCAGGGGTGATCAGCATCGACTCAATGGCCTGCCAGCGCGCTTCGCTGTCGTCGTTCCCTGTATCAGGGATGAACGCCACTTCTTTGCCGTTCTGCGCGATGTAGCTAATTAGCTTCGGTGTCTCGTTATGGATGCCTTCAGGTGCATTGCGGATCAGGACGAAAACGGCTGCGCGTGAAAAATCGAGTACGCCAGGCGTCTTGCGCAGCTGGGCACTCCACGAGCTCCAGGGCTCTTCTTTGTTGGTGATGATTTCTTTCGCCCTGCGCAGCACACCGCCCGGGATCTCATAGATGTTGTAATCCATCGGCAGCAGGGCGGCCGCGATTTCAATATCGAGCGTGTCGAGAGTATGCTTCATGTCCGGGTTGCGATCGGTAGCGTTCCCGCCACCAGCGTTGGTTCCCGTATCAGTGCGCTGGATGACTGACTTACTTGCTTTTTTGAGCCATTTAGCAGTCACGCCGTCACGGTCAATTTTTTTCCCTGGGGCAGTGATAGATGAATTGCTGTTATGTGCGTCGATCCACTCTTTGAAGAACGAGACCAGCTGCGCCAGCTGCGGCGCCGGGCCGTCAGCTGGCCAGACAGACTGGACGTCAACAAACAGGTCAGCCAGGGTTTCTGGGAAAATATGCTGCAGCTGGCGCAAATCATGGTTGCGGCATGCCAGCAGCACGTTCTGCGGATAGGTTGCGTCCATGTCCAGGCTGATGCGGGTGATCTCGGCTGTCTGCTCAGCGCTCAGTTCGTTGAACAAGCCAAATAGCCAGGTGCCCAGCACGCGCTGAACGTAGGTATAGTTCTGATGAATGGTAACATCGGTAACAGTGGTACCAGTTTCTGCCGCAGGGGCCTGCTGGGTTTCAATCCACGACTGCACGATATGGTTTCGCGCATCCTCCGTAGCAGTTGAGTATGTGCATGCAAACTGACGAACCAGATCTGCGGTCATGCTATCCCGATAGCCTTCTGCCCATACCTGCCGGATTGCACGGATCACACCTGCAGTTACCCCGCCAGTTAAATTTACTACCGCCGGATCAGTTAGCGCGGCAATAACAATGCTTAAGGTTTCGCTGTTGTATGCCAGTACCGCTTCTTTAACCTTACTCAGTTGCTGACGGTCAATGTGCTGCTGGTCAAATAACCACGCGGCAGCAATCTGCTGAGGCAGGGAAAGCTCACGAATAGATGTCCACCCATCATCCTTACCGGCATCATCTTCATCGTGTAGTTCAGGGGCAGGCAGTTCGCCGCTAAGCCAGTCCTCAACCAGCTGGGTGCGGTCGCTGACTTCAGCCTGCACCCAACCTTTCACGAAAAGGGCGATACGTTCGGCTTCGTGGCTCTGGCCCTGAGGGAATACCGCTTTTACCGCTTTGATCAGCTTCCATTCCACATGGGCAGAAAGCTCCTGTAATTCCGGAGTGTCCGCGATGGCCTGACGCAAGCCCAGGACGAAGCGGTTTTCATCCTTGAACTCCATTACGCCGAGCGCCATGTGCTGCTCCAGAGTGATCTGGTCCAGTTCTGTATCATGCAATAGATGCGCAATGAGGCGCTGGATTAGGCGCAGGCGAGACAGCGGGCGAAGCTCTGCATCGGCGGCGGGCAGGGTAGGCTGGGTTTCCACGTTTACTACCGGCGTAGTTGCTGCTCCAGCCTCGCCCGGGACTGGACTCCACGACCGACCATCTTCGCCAAGGGTATAGCGGTCGCACCAGGTATCATCAAGCACGCCTTCTTCCGGCAGATCGTCAGCGACATGCCAGTCGGTGCGCTGTGGCAGCTGGTAGTCAGCACCACGGCCAACAGCGATATCGGCGTCATCAAGAATGTTGAGCATCTCGCGTTCTGCGCGAGAGTCGGATTTTGCAGAGAACCAGCAGAAGAGGTTTTTCTTCTCTGATTTTGCTTTGGCTTTAACTACAAACGCATACGTGTTCATTGCGTCTTAGCTCCTTTGGGTTGTAAGATCCCCGGCGCTGTATAAGCCGCCATTGACTGGGTGGTTTAAATTTCCGGTGTACTTTGGTCGGTCACCGGACGGAGAGCCCGCTTCGGCGGGTTTTTTCGTTACAGGGTCACGGCTGGTTGTTCGCCGTTACGGACAATGCGCTCCACTTCGAAACACTCGCCCGCTACGCGCTGCTCTACAGCTGCCGCTTCGCACTGCTGCTGGTCTTCATACACGCCCAGCACCACATCCTGAAAATCACCGTTGGTCATGCCCACGGTCAGCACTAACGCGAATAACGTATTCATCAGTGCGTCCCTGCCGGTACCAGATGCGGCTGAATGCTGGGGGCAGCGAACGGCTGGCGAATGTGACGCAGGTTGCCCTGCGGTTCATGCCAGTAGGTGCCATCGGTGTAGTTAAACGAGACGAGCCAAGCTGCGCCGGTGCGGCTGTTGCGCATCGCTACTGCTTTCCCACTGTTTGGTACTGCCTGGTTGGTAGTTGCCATCTCATCCTCTGCCGTTATCGCCCGGCTGGCGGAACGTTGCTACCGGACACTCGCGCTGTGCTTGTTTCATTGTTTGGATGGGATGAGAATAGCTAAAGCGATTAGCGAGGTCAATCGCTTTAACGATATATGTGATTCCTTTATAGATAATAGCATGATTGTTAAAGTGATTTCTTTTGTTTTGTTCGACTGAAAAAGTGAGATAAGTAACGCTTAGGCGAGGGAATGAATGGGTTGCAGGCAAAAAAAACCGGCTCGCGCCGGTCATTTTCTTAGTTACAGTTAACGCTTCTATCAACGAAAATTAAGCAAATCGCTTGTAGTCTACTGACTGCCTGAGCAGAACCTTTGCCATAACGTAAAACATCCCCTCATCGCCAGCTTCTACATACCATTTTTCATATATTGGATTATCAGAAATTACCGCTAAACGATCTCGTTGCATTTGAAGACGCTTTACATGAAGTGTTTTTCCAAACACGAATACATAAACACCATCGCCATCGAACTGATTCACTGCGGTATCAACGAATATCTGATCTCCTGGTGAGATAGTTCCATCCATGCTATCGCCATTTACAGTTATTACTTTAACGTGAGTGGCAGGACGGTTCCCAAAAAGAGCTCGTGCCTGCTCCGTCGTATACTCAATGGCTCTGATGGTTTCAATGAAATCACTTGTTACCAGCGAACCAGGGCCTGCGCTAGCTTTAACGTCGAGAACATCCACGCGATAAAATCCATTGCTAGAGGGTTTCACTTGGTATACCGCACTCTGCTCGTGAAGGCTATAAGCACTCATTTCTCCTTCACCAGTTGAAAGCCATTCTGGACGCACACCAAGCACTGACGCTAGCTCCACTGTCTTTCGCGAACCACTAGCTTCTTTCAATAGCTTATTAATGCTGGATTGAGCCATGCCAACATCTTTAGCTAAACGGCCTTGTGTATACCCAGCTTTTTTCATCGCCTGCGCTAAGCGCTCTGAGAATCCCATATCCACCTCTGTAAGTCCCTCCTTTAATCGTATCGCTGAGGCGATTAAAAGGCAAAAAATCGCATAGGCGATTGACATTCGCTATGGTGATAATCATAATCACCTTAATCTTATAGCTGAGGTGATTATGAAAAATCCTGCAGTAGAAAAAGCGATTGCCATTGTTGGCAGCCAGAAAGAACTGGCCAGACGTTGTGGTAAGGCTCAATCGACCATTTGTGATTGGCTTAATGGCAAGAAACGCATCTCACCTGTCCACGTCCCAGATTTGGTTAATGCAGTAAGTGGTGAGATCAAAGCTTATGAATTCCGGCCAGATCTTCCATCAATCTTTCCGCACCCTAAAAATCACACCGTTTAATTAGCGGCCACAAAATAAATGGAAACTTCAATGCAAACATCCAGTTTTCATGATGATACTAGGGTGCTATCAGCTCCGGTGATATCGAATTATCAAGGCGTTCCACGCAACAACTGTAAGCTTAATCGCATTCGTGAAGCGGTGAAGGCATGGAACCGCGCCACTCCCGGCGCAGCTCAGCTCCACATTTCGCAGCTGGTGGCGAAGGAGTGGATGGCGCGCGGCGGGCGGGGGTTACTGCTGGCTGGCTCAGAGCACAACACCAAGCAGAATTTTTTCCGGATGATTAACGATCCGGGTCCGAAGAACGACAAAAGCCTGGTACAGCTGACCCCGGTAATTATCGACGTGATGGCTCGCGATAACGAGGAGGTGGCGCGCCGGTTCGGACTAATCAGCACCAAGACGAAGGCTCAGCTCATTGCAGATGCGATGAAAGAGTGTGCCGAAGCAAAGCAGGCTGTCCTGCTTAACGTAGCTGAGCACCAGAAGCTTAAAGAGGTCAGTGAGGGTATCGCATCGCTATTCAGGCTGATGCCGGAACAAACAGGGTCGCTGATGACGATCGTCACGTCAATGCTGGGGACTATATGAAGAGTTCAGAGAGGGTGAAGACCGTTGTGCGCCAACACAGCCGGTCTTCGGGTGCAATTACAGGAAGCAATCGCGAGATCATTATGACAAACGCTTTTTTAAAATACCAGGCGAAAGGGGCATAGCTATGTCAAATGTCGCTTACGCCGATTTTGCGGCACGTACTGCCGCCAGGAGCAACAGGATGGAGAACCAGAAGACCGGTTTCATCCCGTTGTACCGGAGTGTACTGAAGCAGCCCTGGGGGAAAGATGTTTACCTCCGCACCCTGTGGGATAACCTGCTTCTTACCGCTGCAAGACAACCCTACACGGCCAACTTTAAGGGCCGTCAGTGGCCGTTGCAGACCGGACAACTGGTGACCACCACAGCCGATCTGGGGCTGGCATTATGCGACCGGAACGGGGAACCCACCAGCCGTCATGCAGTGGACCGTATGCTCGCGCTTTTTGAACGGGAAGGGATGATCACGACCGCCGGGGAACGCCGGAAAGGCACGGTGATCACTATCACGAACTATGTGCTTTATGCTCAAAAAATGGACGATTTACCCGCGCATAACGCCGCGCATAACAGCGAGCATTACCCCGCGCATAACGAAGCCAGTAATGGTGCGGCCCCGAAGGGTAGTGCCGCGCATAACCCCGAGCATAAAGGCGCGCTTAAGGCCGCGCATCATGAACAAGAAGTAATATTAAATACTAACGTATTTAATGATCGTCAGAAAAAATCCAAATCTCTTCCTGACGCTGCAGTTCAGACCCCTGCCGGTGACAAGTGGGGAACCTCTGAGGATTTGCAGTGCGCAGAGTGGATGCTTGCGCTGCGCAACCTCACCAAACCTTCGCTGAAGAAACCGAACATCACCTCCTGGGCCAATGACATTCGCATGCTGCGCCAGCTCGACGGCCGCACGCATCGCGAAATCTGCCAGCTGTTCAAATGGGCTGCGCAGGATTCGTTCTGGCACAAAAACATTCTCTCGCCCGCCAAGCTGCGCAAGCAGTGGGACACCCTGGTGCTGCACCGCGAGGATGGCAGCCGCAACCATGCCCAGCCTAAAGCAGGCGCTGGTGCGCTGGATAATACCGACTGGATTGATGGAGTGCTCTCATGAAAAATATTGCTGAACGTATGCACGATTTTGATCGCGAAAACATGCGCCGCATGGCTCACGGTTTGCCAGAGGTGCAGGACGAATTACCACGGCAGCAGATGGCGAAGGTCGCAGAGATCGTTAACGACCTGTTCCGCCAGCTGCGTGGCACATTCCCTCTGCTGGCCAGCAAGTCCCAGGAGGATCTGGACGAAATGCGCCGCCAGTGGCTCGTTGCTTTCAAAGAAAATGGGATCACCACCCTGGAGCAAATCAACGCCGGTATGCGCGCAGCCCGCCGCCAGGAAAAACCCTTCCTGCCGTCACCCGGACAGTTCGTAGCCTGGTGCCGCGCAGAGGAGAGTGCCGCCGTTGGCCTGCCGGACGTCAGCGAGCTTGTGGGCATGGTCTATCAGTATGGTCGCACTCGGGGCTTTTACCCGGACGCGGAATCGTACCCGTGGCAACATAATGCGCACTACTGGCTTGTGACCACACTGTACCAGCGGATGCGCTCTGCAGGCCTAACAGATTCAGAGCTGTGTAAGTCCGCTGCGGATGAACTGGCCGCCATGGTGAGGCGCATTCGTCGCGGTGAAAAAATCCCTGAGCCTGTTGCTCGTCTGCCTGTGCTGGGTGGCAAACCGCTGACGCGCGAGCAGAGCATGTTACGGGTGCAGGAGATACGGGAGAAATTCGGGCTCAAAGGGGGGAGGGTGTGATCATGGCCAGCAAATCACTCTGGGCAATAGTCGATTACCTTCGCGAACATCAGACCATCACGCCGCGCCAGGTGCAGGCGCTGCTGGGATGCGACTGCAAAAAAGCTCACAACCTGCTGCTGCACCTGATCCGACGCTCTGTTGTTCGCCGTACAGGCGAGCCGCATCACCCGGTATTTACGCTGGTGCCCGGCGGGGAGTTGAACATAAAGCGGCCTAAACCAGCCGCGCCGCCAGCACCAGCAAAACCAGCTGCGCCTGCTGCACCAGCAGCAAAAGCAAAGCCGCCAGCAAAAGCAGCCAAAATACCAGCAGCACTGTCCATTGCGGACGTTTGCCGCCAGAACTGGCAGGGCTACGAAATCCATAAAATTTTTGGGAGTGAACGGGCATGAGTGGATTACAGAACAACAAAGAGCTGATCGCGGTAGGCCATGAGTTTGCGAAGGCGCTGAGCAGCGACACGCCGATCATCGAAATCGCGAAAATGATGTCTTGCCTGGCCGAACGGCTGGATTGCCCAACAGCTGCGCTGCGCGAGACGGCCAAACAGCGTGATGCGTCTGAACAAGCTGAAAGAGCATGGGAAACAACCATGATGCAGGCTTGCGGCGAAGATGGACCGAAATCAGTGGCTGATAAGTTTGCCTCACTGGAAGCCAAGTGCGCGGCACTGACGGCGGATAACGTGGCTCGTGCCGAGATCATCGGCCAGCTGGTCTGGCAGTACAGCGCCAGCGGCATTAAGTCGGTGCAAAAATCGCTGAACCCGGCCTCTGCGCTGCTGTTTGACGCACTGGAGGTATTGCGGCAGCCAGCGACTAAAGAGGCGGTTACCGAGCTGAAAGCGCAGGGCGTGGATGCGCTGGCAAAACGCCTTGACGGTCTGGTTGCTGTTTCAGTAACGCAAGGCTTTATTCAGCAATTTGCCCAGCAGTTGCGCGAAGGGGAGGTCTAATATGGCAATAGCTAAGACGCACCGGGAACGTGCGATTATCATTACCCGGATCATCGAGCTGGCGAGAGAGCATGGGCGCATCACGACGAAAGACATCGTTTCGATGTTCGGTCTGCATCGAGGAACAGCACAAAAGTACATGCACATAGCAATAAAGCACGGAAACTTGATCCGTTACGGTCGGTATGGTGTTTTTTGTGACTTGCGAGCGATCATTGATTTTGACCATAAACGTTATGTACATCGTAAGGATGATACATGAGAAGACTCATAGAACATGTGACAAGTATCATGACAAATATGAATCGCTAAAGAATAACCATTTAAGCGTCATCCTGGTATGTGATTGGTAATGTGCATGTTATTCTGCTTCACAACTTTTTTAGCGTCACCATCACGTACTATGGCCGCATACTAGATTTTTTTGGGACTTTAATTATGAGCTCGCAACCCTTTGATTTTTTAACAGAAAAAGAGACAGCGATTCTGCAAAAATATCAAGCGTGCAAAGCCATGGCTAAAAATCATGCAAGTGCCTACAAGATTGACCAAGAGCGGTTGATTTATGCACGATCTTACTGTTTACATGTTGTAAATGCTTATTGGCAAGCTCTGAGCCGGAGGCACAAAAGCGCTATTCGCATCAGACCAGTACCGAGCACTGTTGATTTCAGTCCACTTTCTGAAGAGATGAAGGAGTTGGCTTCAGCGGCAGGTGCAATAATTGCTCGTTTCCCTTCAGAGGATGCAGGCTATTTAATCGGATCGATATACACTGTGATGCTGCCAGTTGCATTTAGATCTGAAATGGGTGCTTATTATACTCCCCCACCCCTCGTATCAAGGCTACTTGATTTATCAGAAAAAGCTGGAGTTGATTTTTCTAAAGCCAGTGTTATCGACCCTGCCTGTGGTGGTGGTGCATTTCTTGCTCCAGTAGCATTGAGAATGCTTAGCAAGGAAAAAGGTAGTTCGCCAGAATGGATTTTCCGGCGGCTGGTAAAAAGGCTCAAAGGCATTGAAATTGACCCATTTGCTGCTTGGATGAGTGCAGTGCTGCTCGAATCAGTTTTAATGAAACTATGCATTAAAGCTAAGAGAAGATTGCCTGCGGATATAATTATCGTCGGAGATGCACTGAAACAGGAACATGTAGGCTCTTTCGATTTAGTAGTGGGTAACCCTCCCTATGGAAGGGTTACCCTTGATTCAGAAATGAGAAAGAAATTTTCTCGCTCTTTATTCGGCCATGCAAATCTCTATGGTTTGTTTACTGATTTAGCAACTAGATTTGCACGACAAAGCACAGGGGTTGTTGCATTTCTCACGCCAACGTCGTTTTTAGGGGGCCAGTACTTTACTGCACTAAGAACGCTGCTTACTGAAATAATGACACCTGTTTCGTTTGATTTCATCGCTGATCGAGATGGGGTTTTTGATGATGTCTTGCAGGAAACAATGCTTACTGTGTTTAAAGCAGGCCAACATAAAGCACAGTCTGGTGTCTCTCTACTCATTCCAAAGGGGCTAAATAAGGCAAAAGTAGAGAAAATTGGCAGCGTATCTATTGAAAGAGGTGGTAAAACCTGGTTATTACCACGTGGGAAGGAAGACTTACGGTTCCTAAATACTTTAAAAAATATGCCTATGAGATTGGCCGACTTGGGGTACTCTGTTTCAACTGGACAGTTGGTCTGGAATCGACTTAAAGATCAGTTGCGAACAACTAAAAACGCCATTTCCTATCCACTGATCTGGGCAGAATCCATTACGCCATCAGGGTTTAGCTTTAGCGCAGTTCGTAAAAACCATGTTCCATATGTTGAGGTTCGAAAGAAGCAAGAATATCTCATAACCTCGTCAGAATGTGTTTTAGTGCAGAGAACAACTTCGAAAGAGCAGGATAAGCGGATACTGGCGGCTCTTTTGCCACAGAGTTTTATAGATGAATCAGGTGGAGTTGTTGTTGAAAACCACATTAATATTGTGCATTCAAGCCCTCTATTAACTGACATTGGTCCAGAAGTTATCGCAGCGCTGCTAAATTCGCGTGTAGTTGATCGGGCCTTCAGATGTATTAGTGGAAGCGTAGCTGTTTCTGCTTTTGAGCTTAATTCAATCCCTCTGCCTACTCCTGAGCAACTCATGGTTATAAAAACAATGCTGGCTTCCGGTATTGGAAAGAATGTTATCGAAAAAAAGATCGCCAGCTTTTATGGAGTCATTTCAAAATGAGCTTACCCACAGTTCCAGCATTAAGCATTATTTATGAACGATTGCCAAAAATTTTCCCTAAAGGCACAGAAAACCGAAATTATCTTACTAGGGAAATGGCAGGAAAAACAATTTTTGTCATGTTTTATGCTGGAGCTATTGAGGGTCAAGAACGATGGATAAGACCTAATCAAGTCGTCAATATGGGTGATTCTCAAGCAGCGCTTACTAATGAAGGTGAAAGACTTCAGTGGGTGGCTTATTCATTAAAGAAAAAAAGATCCCAACCCGCTGATGCTTGGTACGCAGAGAATACTCGTGAACCAATTCGTGATGAGACCATTAAAAATGGTCTTATTCCATGCCGCGCTGTTCTTCAACGCGAAGGAATCGCGACTACTTCTTCTGCACCTCGGTACTGTCTAAATAAGGTTTTTGCAAATCTTTTTGATGTAAATTTAACAGGAGAAGATTTGGAAATAGCTATAGATAACTGGCAGAAAAACTACTTGAATAAAGCGGCTTTATCTAGGATCAGATTATTGAAATCTGGTGCTGCGATTGCATCTGATGCAGTAGCAGTAACTTTTCCTAACGGCGAAATGCGGATGCTTGCACCGGGACCATCGAGTGTAATAGCAAAAGCTGTTATAGAAAGTTTTGCTGTAAGATTTTTAAAGGCACCCGCAGTTCTTTGGTTGTCAGAATCTGGTAATAAAGTCGTAGCAAGGGATGAGGTTTTGGCCAGCGAGTTAGGCTTAGTCATCGAACCTTCAAAAGCATTACCAGATATCATTCTCGTAGATTTGGGTGTTGACGAGTTTGGCACGGATATGCTCGTTGTATTTATAGAAGTTGTCGCTACAGACGGACCTATTAACAGAGAACGTAAAATCACGTTAACTCGATTAGCTATAGAGGCTGGTTTTAGTGAGAGGAATCTTGCGTTCCTCACTGCTTTTTCTGATAGAAGCGTCTCGCAATTTAGGAAGGCTATTTCAGAACTTGCGTGGGGATCATATGCATGGTTTGCTTCAGAACCGGAGCATTTGATTGAGTTGCGGGATAACCTACCTTTGAAGTTATCTTCATCTTGATCAATGACATATACAATATTAGCAAACCCGCTTTGGCGAGCTTTCTTTATCATTAGCCAGATGCGGAAATGCGATACCGCCGCCGTTCGCTGAGGCGCTGGTGCGCGCAAACCTGCCGGAGATGTGTTCGATGAAAGAGCAGGCGGCCTAAAGATTGTAATGCCCTGAAAGGATTGATATGTTCTGTGAAAAATCCTTTCAAGGGCAGATAATGTTCGCAAAATTCATGCACTTTTCGAATCGACACAGATGGAAATTTTATCTGCTGTGGACCATCCCGACGTTTTTTCTCTGGACATGGCTTGGGTACGAGGAATGGAAACTGGATCCAGACGCACCTGGTGGGATATACATTTTTCTGGGTTGGGTGTTCTGGTTTATCCTTCATTTCTGCGCAGCCATTGTGCTGGCTGTTTGCCTCGCAATCTGGCGCTGGTGGCAGGCACGAAAGCTGAAAAAGAGCGAAGCTTAAAGGGATATCTCAATCGCGCTCCCATTTTTGCTGCACTGGCTGAACAAACCTGCCGGAGATATGTACGTTAAGTGAGCGTGCCGCATAACAAAAGGCCCATATGGGCCTTACAAAATTGCTAAAAATCACTTTGAACTTACGACTTCGCACTTAGTTTCGTAATGCGACTTTTTACTCAGCAGATCCATCTTAAACCGAGTCTCAGTTAGAGCTTTCATGCTCAGACGGTTCGATTTTAGATAATCTCCATTATCGTCATTAAAGCTTAACTCGCTTGCCATGTTGATCCCTTTGTAGTTGAGCTTCAGACCATGAAACTCCATAACCGCATTGCCATCCTGATTCACATATTGATGGGCTTTTGTACCATCTGCGCATTTGTAGAAAAACTCTTCCTCTGCATATGTATTAGCGCTCAGAGCGACGAGCACAAGCAGAAACACTTTTTTCATGATCCCATCCTATCAAAATAAAGATTCTGTAGGCTTAATAATAATTTCGCTGACATTTTACGCTTTGATATTCCAGAATCAAACGGTCATAATGCCCGTGTCAGCATGAACACCTGACAACCGGATTCTCGCGCTGTATGGGGACATATGGCGCAGCAGTTACAACTCATCAAGCATTCTTCCAATATCCTGATCGCTGCAACGCCAGAGACCAGCGATTTTCTGCATTCAAAATGCAAGCTCGGCGCCGTGCTGGTGGCCGACTTCAAACAGGTCCGCAATCCGGCCTTTCACCGTAAATTTTTCGCTTTGCTTAACCTCGGCTTCGAATACTGGGAGCCTACCGGCGGGGCGATCTCCTCTAACGAGCGCAGGCTGGTCACCGGCTACGCTAGATTCCTCGCCACGTTCGGCGGTAGCGAGCCCACACTGCTAGATGCCGCTGAGCAGTATCTGGCGCGCATTGCCGATCGCCGTGCCGGGAGCATCAGCATCTGCAAATCGTTCGATGCCTACCGCTCTTGGGTGATCGTCGAGGCTGGACACTACGACGCTATCCAGCTGCCCGACGGCACGCTCCGCCGACATCCCCGCAGTATTGCGTTCGCCAGCATGGACGAGCTGGAGTTCCAGCAGCTCTATCGCGCAGCGCTCGATGTGCTCTGGCGCTGGATCCTCTCCCGCGCATTCCGCAGCGAGGGGGAGGCCGAGAACGCCGCCGCACAGCTATTGAGCTATGCGGGGTAATGGCGATGAACAGAACATACCGCAGTAGAAAATGGTTAGCCGCCGTCGGCCAAATCGAGCAGTGCGTGCTCTGTGGCACATGGGGCACCCAGGTCGCGCACCGGAACGAAGGGAAGGGCACAGGCCTGAAAACCGACGACTGCGCCAGCGCCGCGCTCTGCGTTTGCTGCCACGACAGCATCGACAACGGCAACAAGCTGACGCGCGACGAACGCCGCCAGATGATGGATCGCGCCATTGTACTGACCCTGATCCAGATTGCCCGCCGTGGGCTGGTGGTACCGGTATGAAAATCTACGACATTACGCCGATTGGCAAGCCCCGCATGACGCAGCGCGATCGCTGGCATAAACGCCCGGCGACCGCTGCTTACTGGGCCTATAAAGCGCAGGTGCGGCTGCTGGGCGTCACGTTGCCGGAGTCCGGTTATCACGTCACGTTCGTAATCCCGATGCCGAAAAGCTGGAGCCAGAAAAAGCGTACACAGCACAACGGACAGCCGCACCAGCAGAAACCGGACAAGGACAACCTGGAGAAGGCGCTACTGGATGCGATCTTCGATGACGACAGCTGCATCTGGGATGGCCGGGTAACGAAGGTCTGGGGTGAGAAAGGGCAAATTATTATCAAAACACAGGAAGGGGCAGAGGCATGATTCACGCGGCAGAAGTTGGCAAAGCAGGGGAGCATGCGCGCCTGCGCACGCTGGAGAGCGTCTGGATCCAGGGCAAGCTGCGAATGTGGGGGCGGTGGTCCTATATCGGCGGCGGTAGCGCCGGGAATATGTTTAATCAGCTGCTGACCAGCAAAACGGTGAGCAAGACCGCGATTAATGAAGCCCTGCGGCGCATGAAGAAGGCCGGTATATCAAAGCCGGAGCTTGAAGAGTTCCTCCGTGAAATGCTTGCCGGCAAAAATAAAAGCAGCCTGGCGTTTTGCTCTGATGAGGAAGGGCTGAAAATTGATGGCGTGATCGGCGCTGTGCTGGTCAGTCAGGGCTATGAAGGCCTGTTGGGTATTGTGGCGCAGCGCTACCGCTGGCGAAAGAGCAAACGGCAGATGGCCGAGGAGCTGCAGGAACAGCACCCAGACTGGAGCTATATGACATGCCGCCGTAGAATCGATATGTGGCTAAGTCTGGCCGAATCGATGCTGTACAGACCAATATGTGACACATTCGGCACAAATGGTGAGAGATTTTACTTGCAAAGTGAGCCAAGCAATGATTGAATTGTGATAGGCTCGGGACGTTAAAGCGAACTGAGCAGCAAACATTAAAGAAGCCCGCCACTGAGCGGGTTTTTTTATGCCTGGCTACATAAACAAAAAAGTTTATAAATCTCTTGTCTATATAAACAAAAATGTTTATAATGATTTCAAGTTAAACAGACAGGAGGAGGAAGTGAAGCAACGCGAATTCCAGCGTTGGCTTGCAGGGCAAGGGGCAGAATTTAAGGACGGCACAAACCATCTGAAAATTTTCCTCAACGGCAGGCAGACGATAATGCCGAGGCATCCGGGCAAAGAGCTACCGGAGCCGCTTAGGAAAGCAATTCTTAAGCAACTCGGATTGAAATAAAACCAGCCCTTCGGGGCTGGTTCTCGCGGAGCTTCGCTTAACCATTTATGCGATATCCAGTAACGTTCGATTGCGATGAAACAGGATGCGCGGTGATGTTTCCTGATATTCCGGAAGCATTAACCGGCGGCGATACCAGAGAGGAAGCGTTAGCAATGGCGCAGGATGCTCTGGTGACGGCGTTCGACTTCTATTTTGAAGACCGGCGCGAGATCCCGCCTCCATCCGGCCTGGGTGAGGCGTTTGTAGAGGTTCCCGCCAGTGTGGCGGCCAAAGTGCTGCTGCTCAACGCGGTGGTTCAGAGCGGTGTGAGTAACGCCGAACTGGCGCGCATGATCGACACGCGTCCGCAGGAGGTGACCCGCATCCTCGATCTGCATCACTCGACCAAAATCGACACCATCCAGAAAGCGCTGGCGGCGCTGGGTAAATCCCTGGAACTGCACGCCGCCTAACATCGTCCACTTCTCAAAGGCTCGCTTCGGCGGGCCTTTTTTTTCCCCTCATCAGAGAGGATCACAGCAATAGCGAGGGGGCTCAATGTCCGATCCTGTTACCGGCACCGGCGCGATTCTCGGCGGCGGCCTGCTGGGCGCTACGTTTTACGGGTTCATCACCAGCACCGATTATGGTGTGGTGTTTGGCGCGTTCGCGGGCGCAGTATTTTACGTGGCCACAGCGGCGAACATCAGCCGGCTGCGGCTGGCGGGCTATTTCCTGACGTCATTTATAGTCGGGGTGATAGGCGCGGGGCTGGCTGGAGCAAAGCTGGCAGTGCTCACCGGCTATAGCGATCGCCCGCTGGACGCGCTGGGCGCAGTGCTAATTTCCGCCCTGATTATCAAAGTGCTGACGTTTCTCAACAGCCAGGATCTGACGAGCCTGTTAGGTGTGCTTTCCCGATTTCGTGGGGGAGGAGCCAATGGTAATAAATGACCCAACTGCGCTGGCGAACGCCGCCATCTGCGCAGTGATCGTTATCGTCCTGATGTTCTACCGGCGCGGCGACGCGCGGCACCGGCCAGGCATTTCTGCCCTGGCTTACCTTCTCGTGCTGGCATACGCCAGCATCCCATTCCGTTTTCTGTTCGGCCTGTACGAGTCATCCCACTGGCTGGTGGTGATATTTAACGTCCTGGCCTGCGTAGCCGTGCTGTGGGCACGGGGCAACGTGGCGCGCCTTATCGATGCCGTGAGGATCTAATGAATCAATACCATTTTCAGCAGGCGGCTAACATCAGCGCCGGATTAGCCGCGCGCTGGTTTCCGCATATTGACGCGGCTATGCGCGAGTTCGCCATTATCTCACCGGTGCACCAGGCGATGTTCATCGCACAGGTGGGCCACGAATCGTCCGGTTTCACCTCGTTGGTGGAAAGCTTCAACTACAGCGTGGCGGGCCTGGCTGACTTTATCCGTGCGGGGCGCATCACGCGGGACCAGGCGAACATGCTGGGCCGCCATCCGGATGAAAAAGCGTTACCGCCGGAGCGCCAGCGTGCAATCGCTAATCTGGTCTACAGCAAACGGCTGGGTAATAAAGGGCCGCAGGATGGCTGGAGGTATCGCGGGCGCGGTCTGATTCAGATCACCGGGCTGGATAATTACCGGCGCTGCGGCGCGGCGTTAAAACTCGATTTGGTTACGGCGCCCGAGCTGCTGGCGGAAGATGCTCACGCAGCACGTTCGGCGGCGTGGTTCTTTGTATCCAGTGGCTGCCTGAAATATCCGGGCGATATCGGCAGGGTCACACAGATTATCAATGGCGGACAGAATGGCCGGGTTGATCGCCTGGAGCGATTTAACCGGGCAAGACGCGTACTGGAGGCATGATGATTATCGAAAACTGGCAAAAGGGCTGGAAGCTGTTCTCTGTGCAGGCTCTGGCCGTTGCAGGTGCTATACCGGTTATCTGGTCGCAGCTGCCTGACGACATAAAGGCGATGATCCCCGCCAGCTGGATGGGCGGTATTACGGCAGTAGTTGCCGTCTGCGGTATTGTTGCCCGCCTGGTTAAACAGCCTGCTGTAACGGGCTCAAAATAGTGGGTGCACTCGAGGCTATAGTCGGCGGTATCGTAACTTTGATGCTCCTGCTGGTGGGCGCGCTACATGTCGGCAAATCGCAGGGTAAAACCGAAGCACGGGTCGATGCCAAAGAGCGAGAAGCCGGGCAGCAGGTCAGCGCAGCGACGGAAGCGGCGGAACGCCGGGTAAAGGCAACGAAAGGGGCCGCTGATGTGCAGCAGACTGTTAACAATATGCCTGATAGCGACGTTGCTCGGGAGCTGCTCGACGACTGGCAACGTCCCGGTGGTCATTGATACCGCCTGTGACTGGGTAAAGCCGATCTACTTGACTAAACACGATATCGACGTCTTAGACAAACAGACTAAACGCGACATTTTGACCCATAACAGGTTACTTAAATCCCAATGCTTAGTGCATAAGTGAGACATTGATCACAAAACAAGCCAGTATGACTAAACGTTACAAAATCCATTAGCTTAAGATGTTGCTTTTACAATCACAGCATGGATGTCAAATATGGCTACGTATAAATATTATAATGTTCAGATGCTTCCTCTTATTAATAAAAAAAAGTCTATAGGTAAGGAAGGTTATATCGCGTTATTTGAACATCTTAGTACAAAGCTTAGTAGTGTCTTATCTACTCAGGGGGATTTAAGGAGTATTGCGGTACCATTAAGGAATGACTTCTTTTTTTGTCCGTATGAGATTAATATCAGAGAGGATATGATTTATGGTAAATTCATTAAATTTGATAAAGTAGATGTTGTCAGAAAAACTATAAGTAGAGAACAGACTTACGCCGCTGGCTTTGGTGAGTCGAGCAAAATTTATGAGTATAGATTTGTTTTCGATCCTTTGTTACATATTCTTGCGATTGAAGATACTGCATCTTTGCCGAGTGCAAATGTATTGTACATTGTGTTTAAAGAGTTATTTAAAGAATCGAGGCGTAAGCTTTACAGAACATATAGAATGACTGTTGACGAATTGACGGCATCAGCAAGTCTTGATAAAGTCATAAATGATGCTAAGGGATATTATTCTTTTCGATCGGAAATAACATTTTCCAACTCAAATGATTTTTTAGCAGGGCTTGAGGAGTTATTGGAAAACATTGAAACAGAAATGAAGGATAAAGGAATAGATAAGGTTGAACATAAAGAATCTGCTGATAGAGACTCTATAATGAGTGATGTCAGTACTAATGCCTTAGTTTATGCAGGATTATCCTGCAAGTTTGGGAATACCGAAATAACTTATAAAGATAAAAGTAATAAAAAGAAAGTCTTTAAAATGGCAGATTATCCTGTGAGAATCCGAGTCAGTGAATCAATGAAAAAAAGGGATTCATATTTAGATTACTATTATGATATTAAAAACACGATTAATGATGCTAATAATAGTGCTCGGGCTGGCAACGGCTTGTTGAAAAAAATAAGAGAAGGCTAATTAAATGAAAGTTGGTAGATTCGAAGTAAATCAGGAGAATTTCCTAAAATGGGTTAAGTTAATACCTTTTTTGGGGGCGATTTTCTTAGTTGCCAACTTTTATGCTAACTCAGGCGTGCTGTCAAAGAGAAAGAAAATAGCTACCTTTTTCGATTGGTGTAAGCGTGTACTTACTGGAATCATTTTTACGCTTGTTCTTAGCTTGGGGGTGGTTGTTTTCTTTCGGGAGGGGTTATTTCACCCACAATTCAATTCAACTGGGCTTGATGCTGCATCTGTTGCATTGTCTATATTTCCGAGCATACTGGGATTTGGCATAGGGGTTTTTGTCGTAATATTTGCTTTGCCAAACCAATTTATGGAGAAAGTAAACTCTATAAAAGTCAACGGGTCTAGCAAGACATTTGGCGCATCAATGATGGTTGTTGATATGGCCTACCCCCTAATGGTCTATGCTGTGGTACTGATGGGAGAGTTTCTAATGAAACTTTTCCAAATAAGCTTGCTAACTCAAGTTATAAGTGTTTTTCTATTGTTGTATGGAATGTTGATGACATTCGATTTAATAAGTTTAATCTTTATGACTGCATATACACTTTTGGCCATCCAGGCATCCAAAAATCCTTAGATTGGATTTGTATTTAAAAATCAATTTGAGAGCTAATTTTTCAAAACAGTAAAATTCAAAGCATTCGATTTTATAGCAAGCCACTGGCGCCTGCTTGTGGCTCTGTTATACGCCTAGCACGCGCACCGAATCTCTTTGATGCTAGCCGTGACTAGATAAAACTACCTCATGTGGTTGTGAAATATGTGAAAGCTATCAACCCGTAAATCACAAAAGATGTACTCGCTCACATTATAACCTTGCAAACTAACTGTAGTATTTGGTAATGCTTTATCCTGATCGAAGTTAGTTTGAGCGGAGGGGATATGAAACAGCCATTGGATTCGAACAAAGTAGCGGTATGGCAGCTTACGTTCCGATTCTCAGCGGAAGCTGACCCGGACGGCCAGGGCATCCACTTTGTGCGGGCGCTGGAGAATGAGCCGACGCGTCAGCTTTATGACCGGATCTTTGATGAAGTAGATGCTGAGCTGCGGGCCGAATACGGTGATTATCGCTTCGAGGGCTGCAACATACGGCCCGCGATAATGAAAGAAGACTGACCGCCTCCGGGCGGTTTTTTATTGGCTGCAATACTGGGAAGGGGTAGAATGCGTTCGTCACTCGTCGGGTGATGCGCGCAGGATGTGCGGTTCGTCTCTATGAAGGTGAAACTATGCACAACTCAGAAACACTACGTTATATTTTAGCTCGCCATAATTCCAATGATGGAATAAAAGCCGTTGTGCGAGAAATTCGCATCTCAGGTTATAGTCGTGATGGGATTAATTATTACCATGGACTTTTTCCTGATACTGGCGTAAGCATCGCAATGACTGAGTATTCCTATCTAAGGACGTATGACACAGCCGAAGACGCTGAGATGGGCAAGCCAGAGTGGCTCCATTGGCGGCAGCAGGAAGCGTTGGATTTAAAGCGAAATCCACTTGAAAACTGAAATTGAATCATTCAAGCCCTAGCAATAGCCGGGGCTTTTGTGTTTCTGGAGGGAAAGAAAATGTGAAAGCCAAACGGATAGACCGCAGCCGAAAGGCAAAGCAGCAGTCATGATGCTGCCCCGAGTCGTTATCGAGCGAGCCTGTGTAGTGATGGGTAAGGGCCATATATCAAAACAAGCTCCAGTAAAGCAGCGCGAGCCGCCAGTCGCGCACGGGTTATCAGCAGCGATGAAGCGACAGTAGCTCAAGGGCATGAGCGTGGCCAGTCCGGTGATGTGGCTGGCATTGCAACAGGTCATTATTGGATGAGCTTGACGAGTATTTAATTTGTTAATTGTCATGAATACGACGCTCGTAGCTCTAGCAACCTTGCTCTCCACTACGTTATCTTACAATCTCTCGATTGATTAGGAGGTTAGTATGCAGGATTTTTTTAATGGCTTGGGTTACAACTCGTTTTTGCAGAATCGCTGTTATGCTGTAATGAAAAAAAATGACATGTATGTTGCGGTTCATGATGTGCATAACAGCCTTTGCGTTGGTGGGTATAACGAGCAATGCCAAGATTTGCTAGACCAAGGATTTGTTTATTGGAAAACTTACTGGGCAATCAACTCAAAGTCTGCCATTGAGAGTGTAAAGGAATTAGACAACCAAGAGATAAATCGTCTTCAGAGTGAAATTCAGAATCTTCAGTCACAGATTGCGCAACTTCAGCATTCGAGAAAAACTGATTTTGATTTTAATAACCTTGATCCATTGATGGTGCTCGGATTTAAGAGTGGCGAAATCCCAACGCGGGATCAAATTAAACAAAAGAAAATGAAATTTTCAGGTCTACTTCATTCGGATAAGGGTGGGAGCGATTTTTTAATGAAGCTCGTCAACACTGCGCTAAGCAAAATAAAGTAATCTGTCATATTAAGTGATTGATTTAGCTGCGATATTAGTAATTAGTCTTCAGTCTGTTTTTTTATTGCCATCATAAGAGCCACCTATGACAGGGTGGCTTTTTTAATGGCTTTAATCACAGGAAAAAACCATGGCTAAACCGGACTGGGGCGAGCTACAGAAGCGGTTCCTGTCTGATCATGCCAGCACCGGTATTTCCCCCAAAGACTGGTGTGAAGCGCAGGGACTGAACTACGCCACCGCCCGCCGTTATATCAAAAAGCCCGCTGCGCAAAGTGCGCAAAAATCTGCGCAGAAAAAAGTGCGCAGTGCGCAGAAAGAAAAGAGCGCAGATGTGCTGGCGGATAGCGAGCTTACCGCCCAGCAAAAGCGCTTCGTTGCTGAATACCTCATAGACCAGAATGCCACAGCGGCCGCCTCAAGGGCAGGTTACAGCGATGCAAGTTATGGTCGTCAACTCCTCACGATTCCTCACGTTGCGCAGGCTATTGCGCACCAGCAGAAAGCCTCCCTTGCGCGCACGCTTGCAAGTGCTGATGAGGTGCTGGCGCAGATGTGGCAGCTCGCCACGTTTGATGCGAATGAGCTCTCGCAATACCGCCGGGGATCCTGCCGCTACTGTCATGGCTTCGGCCACAACTACCAGTGGCGTGACGTTGTTGAGTTCGAAGAAGAGACAGCGAAGGCGGAGGGCAGGGAGGGGGCAAAGCTTCCTAAGGATACCGGCGGTTATGGCTATGACCATAACCGGGAACCGAACCCGGTATGCCCGCGCTGCAATGGTGACGGTATCGGCCAGCCGTATTTCGCTGATACCCGTAAGCTGCCGCCTGTTTCCCGTCTGGCGTACTCCGGCATCAAACTCGGCAAGAACGGCGTTGAGATTACCTCTATCAGCCGCGAGCGCATGTATGAAGCCATGATGAAGCGGCTTGGCCTGGCAGACAGCGCGTTCGCGCAGCAGCTGCAGCAGATCGAAATCGAACGCCGCCAGCTGGAAGTGGAAAAACTCCGCAAAGAGCTGGCTGCCGATCCGGAAGATGAGGTACCGCTGCCCGTGGCAATCAATATCAATGTCGCGGATGCCCGCGTAAGGAACGACGATGACGGGGATATCGCCGACCCTTAACGTACCGCAGGCGCAGTTTCTGGCGATGCCGCACAAATTTAAGGCCTACGTGGCGGGCTTCGGTTCCGGTAAGACGTGGGTGGGCTGTGGCGGCATCTGTAAGGGGATGTGGGAGCACCCCAGAATCAACCAGGGCTACTTCGCGCCGACCTATCCGCAGATCCGCGACATCTTCTACCCGACAGTGGAGGAGGTGGCGTTTGACTGGGGCCTGAAGGTCAAGATCAACGAGAGTAACAAAGAGGTCCATTTCTACGCCGGGCGACAATACCGGGGCACCACCATCTGCCGCTCGATGGAGAAGCCAGCCACGATCGTCGGGTTCAAAATCGGTAACGCGCTGGTGGATGAGCTGGACGTGATGCCCGCGCTCAAAGCGCAGCAGGCCTGGCGGAAAATCATCGCCCGTATGCGCTATAAGGTGGATGGTCTGCGTAACGGCATTGACGTCACTACCACCCCTGAAGGGTATAAGTTTGTTTACCAGCAGTTCGTTAAGGCGGTGCGCGATAAGCCGGAGCTGGCTGCTCTGTATGGGCTGGTGCAGGCCTCCACTTTCGATAACGAAGCAAACCTGCCGGATGACTACATTCCCTCGCTGCTGGCGAGCTACCCCCCGGAACTGATTAAGGCTTACCTGCGCGGGCAGTTCACCAACCTGACCAGCGGCACCATTTATCACCAGTTCGATCGCAGGCTGAATAACTGCTCCGATGAAGAGCAACCGGGCGAACCGCTGTTTATCGGCATGGACTTCAACGTTGGCAAGATGGCTGCCATCGTTCATGTGAAGCGTGACGGGCTGCCGCGCGCGGTGCGGGAACTGGTGAAGGTCTACGACACGCCAGCGATGATCAAACGTATTCAGGAAGAGTTCTGGCGCTACGAGGGCGGCCGCTATGTCGCGAGCCGCCAGATCTACGTTTATCCGGATGCTTCTGGCGACAGCCGCAAATCCAACTGCGCCAGCCTGACTGATATTGCTCAGCTCAGAGAGGCAGGGTTTAGCGTGATGGTTAACGCTTCTAACCCGCCGGTGAAAGACCGCATCAACTCGATGAACGCCATGTTCTGCAATGCGCTGGGCGAACGCCGGTATCTGGTCAATGTTCAGCGCTGCCCGGTCTATACCGAGTCGCTGGAGCAGCAGGTGTGGGACAAAAACGGCGAGCCGGACAAAAAGGCAGATAACGACCACCCCAACGATGGTGGCGGGTATTTCATTGTGAAGGATTACCCCATCGTCAAACCGGCATACTCAATCACCATGGATACCACCTTCTGATATGGCTAATAACGACATCACCTGGGTTCGTCCTGAACACCGGGCGGCCAGCGCTGCCTGGAAGAAAATCAGGGACTTCTGCAAAGGCGCAGAGGCGGTAAAAGATCCAGGCAATAACTACCTGCCTTTGCTCGACCCTACAGACAAGAGCATGCGCAACCGCAAGCGCAACGAAGACTACCTGCAGCGGGCTGTCTTCTACGCGATCACGGGCAATACCAAAATCGGCCTACTCGGGCTGGCCTTCAGAAAGGATCCGACCTTTTCCGCGCCGGAGAAACTGAGCTATCTGCTGAAGAACGCCGACGGCGCTGGCACCAGCATTTACCAGCAGTCGCAGCTGGTGACTGAGAACGTGCTGGAGGTGGCCCGCGACGGGCTTTATGTCGATTACGCTGAGGGCAGCGGCCAGGCCATCATCCTGCGTTATCTGGCCGAGAACATTATCAACTGGCGCACGAAGCGCATTAACGGGCGCGATCAACTGGTGCTGGTGGTGCTGCGGGAATGCGTGGAGAAGGAAGATGGTTATGCGTTTAAGGATGAGATCCAGTATCGCGAACTGGCGCTCGAAGAGGGGCGTTTCATCTGCCGGGTGTGGCGTCGCAGCGGGGATGCTGGTTCCGGCGCGTTCGCTGTCAACAGCGAATACCAGCCAAAGCCTAAAGGCAAAGACAGCTGGGACGAAATTCCCTTCACCTTCGTCGGCGCGCAGAACAATGATCCTTCTATCGATGATTCTCCGCTGGCTGCGCTGGTGGAGATAAACCATGGACATTTTCGGAACAGCGCTGATTACGAAGACAGCGTATGGTTCTCCGGCCAGGTTCAGCCGTACATGACGGGGCTGGATGAGGGGTGGCGCGATCACCTGGAGAAGAAGGGGGTCAAAATCGGCTCCCGCTCGCCGCTGCTTCTGCCCAGAGAGGGCAGCTTTGGTTATGCCCAGGCGCAGCCCAACATGCTGGCGAAAGAAGCAATGGACAGCAAGCGCGACTACATGGTGCAGCTGGGGGCCCGGCTCATCGAGCAGAACGCAGCGGTGAAGACTGCAACGCAGTCCAGCAGCGAGCAGACATCATCCACATCTGTGCTGGGCATTTGTGTGTCGAACGTATCAGAGGCCTATTCAATGGCCATCGGCTGGTGCGCGAAGTATCTGGGCGTCGGCGAGCAGCAGACAACTTATGCGATCAACCAGGAGTTCATTGCGAAGGTCGCCGAGTCCGGCATGGTAACCGCCATTGTGAACGCCTGGCAGTCCGGTGCAATCCGCGATACCGATATGGTGCGCGCACTTCAGAAGATGGACCTCATCGACCCGGCAGACAGCCCGGACGACATCATTGACGAGCTGCGCAACCCTAATCCCACCCTGATCGGCGGTAACAATGGCAACGGTAAATGATCAGCTTCGTGACGAAGCAATAGCTCACACCGTCTGGATCAGCCGTTACAGCACAGGTGTGGCAAACCGCATGGTTAAGCTGCTGAATGACAGCGACGCCGAGCTTACCGCACGGCTGCTGGTGGCGATGGACAGCCTGCCCACCAGCCAGTTTACGGTTAGCCGGCTGGAAAGCCTGCTGGGCAGCGTACGCGAGCTTAACCAGCAGGCCATTGCGGGAATGCAAACCAGCCTGGCGGATGAGCTCCTGCAGCTGGCCGGGCATGAGGCGGGTTACCAGCTGAGCCTGTTTGACGCGCTGCTGCCGCAGCAGGTGAAAGAACGGTACCCGTTGCAGGGCATCACGCCTGAACAGCTTTACACGGCGGCCATGGCCCAGCCCTTTCAGGGGCGGTTACTGAGCGAGTGGGCTGATAATCTGGAAGCCGACCGCATGACGCGTGTTGTTAATGCAGTGCGCCGGGGTTACCTGCTGGGTGATACAACGGAGACGATTGCCCGGCAGGTTCGCGGGATCGCCAGCAAAGGTTATAAGAACGGGGCACTTCAACTCAGCCGGACCAATGCCGCCAGCATTACCAAAACGGCTGTGAATCATCTGGCAGCCACGGCGCGGACTAACTTTGCTGAGGTCAACGGCGATATCCTGAAAGGTAAACAGTGGCTATCCACCCTGGACAACAAAACCACGCCGACGTGCATCATCCGTGATCGCCTGCGTTATACCCTGGACAATAAACCTGTGGGCCATAAGGTGCCGTACCTGCAGGGGCCGGGGAAAATCCATTTCTGCTGCCGCTCCACAGAGACGCTGATTACCAAATCGTGGCGTGAGCTCGGGATCGACAGCGACGAGATGGATGAAGGTACCCGCGCCAGCATGGACGGGCAGGTGCCGGCGGATACCACCTATCTGGACTGGCTGGCCCGGCAGTCGCCGCAGCGTCAGGATGAGATCCTCGGGCCGGAGCGGGCCGCGCTTTACCGCGCTGGCGATCTGAAGCTCGGGGAGATGTTCACGGACAAGGGCGAATGGATAAGCCTGGCGCAACTGAAAACGCTCTCTGCTGCTTCTGCTGCTAAAGCCGGGGATCCTCCGGGCTTTACTTTGCGCGACGCGCAGTCGGTGGCGGAGATTGAGCAGGGCATGCGCGGCATCATCGCTGACGAAATCCTCTTCCCTGCAGGCACGTCGCTGGACTCGGCCCGGGTTGCCGCGAACGCCATGCTGGACATTATTACCCGGTTCGGTCTGCCGCCGGTGAGTTCGTTTGGTGAACAGGCTGGCGTTAAAAGCACTGCTGCTGGTGCGTATCTGTCTGACAGCAAGTCGGTACATATCGCGCCCTGGGCGCTGGAGCAGGCGGAGTGGGACAATATCAGCAGAAACAGCGCTGGCATGGATATGACTATGATGGTCAGAGCGGATGTGTTATCCAGGGAGATTACGGCGGCGGCAATGGAGGTAGCCCCGGTTAACCTTCCCTACGTCGCGGTATCCTCAGTAAGTGGTACGGTCTGGCATGAAATGGGACACCACCTTTACTACCTGCAGCCTGAGGTTGGCCCTCTGGCCCAAAGTGCCTATGATGGTGGCTGGTGGCGTTCTTTAAGCGCTTACTCGGCAGAATCTCCCAAAGAGCTGTTTGCTGAGATCGTCTCTTTGTTCATGAGCGGTGAGAACATAAACACTATCGAACCCGAGATACTCCATTGGCTGAAAACACATTCCCGTATCTGAAGAAGGCTTCCGGGCTGGCCCATACAGAGCCTTTACCCGACGATATCCTTGAACAGCTTGATGCTATCTGCAAAGAGGCTGGGGAAACCACGCCCGAAGGCAGAATGATAAGCATCCTTATAGGTTCGGTTTACACCCGAATTAATAATCCTGACTAACTGTCACAAACCACACTGAGCCCTGGCAATCGCCGGGGCTTTTTTATGGGCGAGGCCCGGCAAAATCCCAAGGGGAAACCATGTTAATCCGAAATATGCTCCTGAAATACTACGCACCAGAAGATGATGGACAGGGCGGCGGGGGCGGAGGCGGCGGTACCGAAATCACGCCGGAGATTCAGAAGCTGATTGATGATCAGGTTGCTGCCCAGGTCTCCGGCCTGAAAACCAAAAACTCTGAGCTGCTGGGCACCATCAAGCAGCAGAAAGACAACCTTTCCCGCTTTGAAGGTATCGATCCTGATGCGGTGCGCGGCATCCTGCAGCGTTTTTCCGACGACGAAGAGGCAAAGCTGATCGCCGCCGGGAAAATTGACGAGGTGCTGGATAAACGCACCGAGCGCCTGCGCGCGGACGTCGATAAGCAGATCAAAGCGGCCAATGAACGTGCGGATAAAGCCGAAGCCTTCTCCGGCAAATTCCGGGATCGCGTTCTCGGCGATGCCATCCGTGCGGCAGCGTCAAAAGCTGGCGCGCTGGCGGAAGCATCCGATGACCTGATCCTGCGTGCCAAAGGCACATTCCAGCTCAACGACGAAGGCGAGGCCGTAGCAGTTGATGCAAATGGCGATGTTCTGTTCGGCAAAGACGGCAAAACCCCACTAAGCCCGCTTGAATGGGCGGAGTCGCTCAAGGAGACGGCACCGCACCTGTTTCCGCGCGCTGAAGGTACCGGTGCCGGCGGTCACAAGCCAGGCGGTGGTGGCAGTCAGAAACGTTCAGAGATGAGCGCCAGTGAAAAGGCGGACTATATCCGCAAGCATGGCCAGCAGGCCTTCCTCAAACTTCCGAAATAAGAGACTTACTCAATGGCTACAACTGTTAATAACGATCTGGTCATCTATGACGATCTGGCGCAGACCGCTTTCCTTGAGCGCCGCCAGGATAATCTTGAGGTGTTCAACACCTCTTCCAACGGGGCGATCCTGCTGGATAACGAGCTGATTGAGGGTGATTTCCGCAAGCGCGCCTTCTACAAAGTGGGTGGCTCCATTGAATCGCGTGATGTGAACTCCACCGGCAAGGTGAATGGTAAAAAAATCGGTGCCGGTGAGGCGGTGTCTGTTAAGGCACCGTGGAAATACGGTCCGTACGAAACCACTGAAGAGGCCTTTAAGCGTCGTGGCCGCACGGTGGACGAGTTCTCCGAAGTGATCGGCGTTGATGTGGCTGACGCTACCCTGGAAGGCTACGTGAAATATGGCCTGAAGGCGCTGACGGCGGCAATCGGAGCTAACGCCGATATGGTGGTGACCGCCGATATCGAAACCGACGGAAAGAAAACCCTGACGCGCGGCCTGCGCAAATACGGTGACAAATTCAACCGCGTGGTGCTGTTCGTCATGCACTCCGCCACCTACTTCGACATTGTGGACGAGGCGATCGCCAGCAAGATCTATGAAGAAGCTGGCGTGGTGGTGTACGGCGGACAGCCGGGCACCCTGGGTAAGCCGGTGCTGGTAACCGATACCATGGACGCTGCCGCCATTCTGGGGCTGGTGGCCGGTGCGGTGACCGTGACCGAATCTCAGGCGCCGGGCTTCCGCTCCTACGACATCAACGATCAGGAAAACCTGGCAGTCGGCTATCGCGCAGAAGGTACGGTCAACGTTGAGCTCCTGGGCTACAGCTGGGACACGGCTAAAGGCGAGAACCCGGATCTGACTGCCATCGGCACGGCCGGTAACTGGAAAAAGCATTTCACCAGCAACAAATCCACTGCGGGTGTGCTGATCAAGCTGGGGGCCGCATCGGGGGAGTAACCCTGTCAGCGGATAAAACCTCCGCAACTGCTGACAGTACCGATGCGGTTACCTTTTCCCTGAAATACACCCGTAACGGCGCGGGCGTGTCCGGAGCAGCTGTCGCCTGGTCGTCTACTGGCGGCACGCTGAGCACTGAGGGATCGCAGACCGGCTCTGCCGGTGGCGCCACGGTGAAACTCACCTCCGATACCCCCGGAACGTTCACCGTGACGGGTACGGTTGATGGAGTGGCACAAACCAGTGAAGAAATCACTTTCACTGCCGCTGCCGGAGACTAACTGACGGGGCGCAAGCCCCGCTTCTTTGGGTGCAACGATGATCATTACCGATATCACTTCACCGGCCATGAACAGCTACGCAGGCGAGGGGGATTTGAGAGCCTTTGCGGATCTGCGCGACATCACGCTGCCGGAAAAGATCGCTCCGTTGCTCATCAGAGCGATGGATTACCTTGAGGGGCTGGACTGGGCTGGCTGGCGAAGCGAACCAAAGCAGCCGCTGGCGTGGCCGCGCACGGGCATCGAACTGGACGGTTACGAACTGCCCGCAGGTGAGGTGCCGCGTCAGATTGTTACTGCGCAGTGCATGCTGGCGGTCGAGGCGATGGATGGTGATCTGCTGAGCAGCGTGCGTGAAGCGGCTGTGAAGTCCGAACGCGTGGAAGGAGCCGTAACCACGACGTATGCCGTCGCTGACGGCGAAGTGTTCAGGCCGTCTTACCCGGCGGTGATGGCTTTGCTCGGCGAGCTGGCGGGTGGTCGTGGCTATGCAGTAAACACTTTTGCGGAGCGTGCTTAATATGCCTGTTAACTATCACCGTATGAGAGCCACCAGCACGCGCCTGCTCACTGAGAACGGCGCGGAGTATCCGGTTAAACGAAAGGGCACCGTAACGGTTACCGGCGGTGTTGAGCACCGCGAACCGGATCAAACGTTTACTGCCATCGGCGTACGTACTGAGTATAAACCCGGCGAAATTGACGGCAAAGTCATCATAAATGGCGATACGCGCATTGTGTTTACCGCTGATACCGAACTGCGCACCGGCGACATGGTGGACGTGGACGGCAAATGGTTCCGCATCGAAAAGCCTAATCCCGTTAAGCCCGGAAACCTGCTGCTGTGCTACCGCGCGCAGCTGAGGGCATAGCATGAGCGACAACAGCGCCTTTACAGCCGCTATCACGGCATTCGTTGATAAAGCTAAAACTAACCACGAGGAAGTAGTGCGCGCCGTGGGGATTAAGATCTTGGCGCGGCTGGTGCAAATGTCGCCTGTTGGGAACCCTGAACTATGGGCCATTAACCAGACGGCGGCTGCCTATAACAGTGCAGTTGCAGAGCACAACCAGATGCAGATGGCCGATCCGGCTAACCTGACCAAAACCGGGCGACTCAGGAAAAAAGCCCGCGTCAGTGACAGCATGGATATTAAGGCACCGACTGGCTACACCGGGGGGCGTTTTCGTGGCAACTGGCAGGTCTCATTTGATGCGCGCACTACCGACGAAACGGGGCGGGTTGATAAAGCTGGCCATCTGACGATTGCTGCCGGAAATGTCACGCTGGGCCTGTTTAAAGTCGGCGTGGGGGATATCTACTTCTGCAATAACGTCCCGTACGCATACCGTCTGGAGATGGGGCATTCCAGCCAGGCGCCCGGAGGCATGGTGCGCATCACCGCCGCCGAGTTCCAGCGGTACTTCAGCGAGGCAGTCAGCGAGGTTAAAAATGATACCGGACATCACAACGGCGCTTGAGGCCATGCTGGGTGTGTGGGCGGACGGCGAGGGCGTGCCGGTGGCGTGGGATAACATTCAGTTCGACCCGCCAGCCGACGGGCTGTATCTGATCTCCCACGATATGCCCGCACAGCCCTACAGCATTGACCTTGCTGGTGGCTGCCGGGTCTACCCCGGTGTGTATCAGGTAACCGTCGTCGCGCCAGCTGGTGGCGGCAAATCACAGGCCAGATCGCTGGCCCGCCGCGTCGCCGGGTTGTTCCCGGTGAATCAGGAGGTCCCCGGCGACGGCTTTACTGCCTGGGTGACATCACCGCCTGCCATCTACCCCGGCATACCGGACGGCGTGTCCTACTCCATCCCTGTCAGCATCAACTACCGGGCTGATATCTCAGCCTGATCCCCCTCACCGGCACTGCCGGTTTTTTTTATTCCTACATGGAGAATCCCTATGGGCTTCGCATTACCCAATGGTGCCACGGTATTCGTCGGCTCGAAACTCGCCACGCCTGTGGCAGTGACGGGCGTAAGCAATGCCGCAGGCGCTGTCTTTACCGTTGCAAACGGCCACGGCCTCGCTGTGGGAGACGTGGTGCTGGTTTCCAGTGGCTGGGCACTTATTGACAGCCTGGTGGCGCGCATAACCGCACAGACGACCACCAGCGTGACGATCGGGGTGATTAACAGCACCGATACCAACTTCTTCCCGGCTGGCTCGGGTGCTGGTTCACTCAGCAAAGTAGCCGAGTGGACTGAGATCCCGCAAATCACTGAGGTTGCCCAGTCCGGCGGCGACCAGCAGTACACGCAGATCCAGTTCCTCGCCGATGACCGCCAGCGTAACCTGGCGACCTACAAGGCGGCCAAATCGCAAACCTTCACTATGGCGCATGACAGCACGCTGCCGATTTACAGCGTGCTATCAGCTGCTGATCGTTCCGGCGATACGCTGCCACTGCGCATGTACGTGCCGAAGGCAAAGGAAATGCGTTACTGGTCCGGGAAAGCATCTTTCGATCCGCAGCCGACCACAGCTGTAAACAACGTTGAGACAGTGCAACCTGCGTTTGCCATCCAGTCCCGCGATATCACTTTTTACAAAGACGCCGCTCCGCAGGCGGCAGCGTAACCCAGCCCGTTAACAGGCCCGTCAGCGGGCCTTTTTTATTGCCGAGGAATACATGGCCACAAAATTTCAGCTTCAACCCAAACCCACGTTTAAAGCCGACGTTAAGATCCCGCGTGCCGGTGATGATGACGGGGTAATTACCTTTACTTTCCGCCACAAGCCGCTCAAGGAGCTGGCCGCGCTTGAGACGATGGAAGGTAAAACCGCCGTCGATTTTCTGGTGGAGATCACCGAAGGCTGGGCGCTGCCGGACGCGTTCAGCCAGGAAAATCTTGAAGTGCTGCTGGACAACTACCCCGGCGCGATGAAAGCGATCGTCGGCACCTATTACCGCGAACTGACGGGTAATCGCGAAAAAAACTGATAGCGGTTGCCTCGGCGTTCTATACGCCTGAACCCTCTACTGAAGACCTGGCCGCGTTCGGCCTGAGCGCCGACGACTACACCGAAGAAGAGCAGACCGTTGAGGTATGGCCCGACGTCTGGCCCGCGTTCGCTGTTTTCCAGTCGATGGGTACACAGTGGCGCACGGGCATGGGCGGCATCACCGGGCTGGATTACAACGTGCTGCCCTGGCTGATGAAGCTGAATGGCGTGGAGGATGAGGCAACCGCACTGAATGATATCCGCGTCATGGAAAGCGCAGCGCTGAAGATTATTCACAACTAACTAATTTTGGTAGGTGTAGAAATAATGACAACCATATACATTTTATGATTGAATCATTTTAGAAATAGGCGGCGAGAGCTTACTCCTTCGACTGATATTGACATTTGCTTATTTTGGAATTGGTACTGGTGTTATTGGTTTTATGCACAACTTTGCAATAGCAGAATGTATTAGTTTAATGGCAAGTTTTATATCTAAGGAGGTGGTTTTTATGACTAAATATTATGTTAAGGATATGTTTATTATGCTTCGTAATGCTTTATTAGTTGAAGTGGGTAGCCGCCGCTTCAGGCAAAGCCTGCTGATGAGCTTGTGAAACTCAAGCGAAAGCGAATTTCTAAACCGCCTCTCAAGGGCGGTTTTTTTTCGTCCGGAGAAAATTAATGACCGATATCGCTACTATTTCGCTCCGGGTGAATACTGCTGAGCTGGAGCGCGGTAACAAGGCGCTGGACGATTTCCAGCAGACGGCCGGCGGTGCCGCAAACAAGGCCGATGATCTGAACTCGGTATTTCGCGCTGGTGCATCCGACCAGAAAAAGAATACCCAGAGCCTGAAAGAGCAGCAGCAGGAGCTACAGAACCTGCTCAACAAAATCAGCCCTGTTAACCGCGCAATGAACGAACTGGAGACGCTGCAGGCGTCGCTGGCGGGCTTTCGCGGCAAAGGGCTGCTGGGCGATGAGGATTACGGCCGGTTCAGCGCAGTACTGGACACCACACGTAACAAGCTCTTTCAGGTCATGGAGGCCGAGACTGCCGAAGGGCAGGAGCGGTTAAAACTGGCCCAGGAAACGCAGCGCGCCACCGCTGCGCAGGAAAAATTTCTTGCGTCCATCACTGATCAGGCGGCGACATTCCGCGCCAGCAAAGCGGATCTGGCCGAGTACCGGGCGGCGCAAATGGGGATCGCCGAGGAGGCCGCCCCGGTTATTGCAAGACTTCGCGAACAGGAGCGCGCTGTTCAGCAGGAGGCTGCCCAGCGCCAGATTGCCGCCAGCCAGTCCCGGATGGTTAAGCAGGCCATTGCTGAAATGGAGGCAGCGGAAAGGGCCGAGGCGGCAGAACTCCGGCGCAACCAGAATATCCGCGAATCGTTCATCTCTTCGCTTCAGGACCAGGCGAACGCAATGGGCAAGACGCGGATCGAGCTGCTGGAGATGAAAGCCGCACAGCTCGGTGTATCGGAGCAGGCCGCCCCGTTCATTGCAAAACTGGGTGAGCAGGAAAGGGTGTTCAGCAAAGGCACCCTCAGCGCCGGGCAATACCAGCAGGCCCTGAGGATGCTGCCCGCGCAGTTCACTGATATTGCCACTTCTATCGCGGGTGGCATGCCGCTATGGATGGTGCTGATCCAGCAGGGCGGGCAAATCAGCGACTCATTCAGCGGTATTGGCGGGCTGTTTCAGGTCATCAAGGAAGAGTTGCTGGGGATTAAGGACGCGTCTGATGATTCTTCAGAATCTCTTTCAGAAAATGCCAACGCACTGGCAGAGAATGCCGAGCACGCCAGCGGCCTGTTGCGTTTTTTGACACCAACCAGGCTGGCCGTGGGCAGCTTTACGGCAATTCTTGGAGGTATGGCTATAGCAGCATGGCAGGCTGAGCAGGCTAACCGTGAACTGTATCAGTCGATCGTGTTAACCGGCGGAGCGTCTGCGACGTCTACAGCACAGCTATGGCAAATGGCTGAGCAAATAGGCGAGAGCACGACCGCCAGCACCAACTCAGTTTCTGAAACCCTGGCTCGCCTGGCCCAGTCAGGGAAATTCACTACTGCCCAGTTGCAGCTCGTGGCGCAGACCTCCCAGCAATGGACGCAGGTAATGGGAAGTGGGGCCGAAAAAATTGAAGCCTCATTTGCCGAAATAATGAAATCGCCGGTGAAGGCGCTGGCTGAACTGAACTCCCAGTATAACTTTCTGTCGGTCTCGCAATTAAATTATATCGCCGGGCTGGAGGACTCAGATAAAAAACAAGAGGCTGTCAGTGAGGGCATGCGGATTTTTGCCGATACGATGCAAAAGCGCATGCAGCAAATTGATGATGCAAGCACGCCTCTGGAGCAGATGTGGGATAGCATTAAAAAATGGTCTGCCGACGCCTGGAAGTGGGTGGGAGATCATACTATCGGTGCCCTTAATCTGATCATTGATGTCGTCGCAGGAACAGTTGAGCAGGTCCAGATTTTACTGAAGCAGGGTGATGTCCTCATTGCCGAGTTTGCCAACTCCGCGTATGAGAAAACCAAAAATATTCCCGGCATGAAATCCTTGTTCGGGGATATGGCTTCGGACAATAAAGCATTTATTGCCCAGACCAAAAAAGACATTGCTGAGCTGGAGAAATCTTACACTGCACGCGATGCACGAGTACGTAAAGGTGAAATGGGTTATGTAAACCGTGACAGGGGCACAACGGTAGACAGTGGCCCGAACCAGCAAAGCAAGGTTACTGACCGAGCGCAGCAAATACTTAAAGACCGACAGAAGAAGAACAGGCAGACCACGACTTCAGCCGGTGACAGTGCGGAAGACAAGGCGCAGGCTGAGCTGCTGGCCCTGCAGGCGCAGCTAAGGGTTCTGAAAGAGCATCAGGGCATTAATGACGTTATCAGTCAGCAGCGTAAGGATTTATGGAAAACTGAAGCGCAGTTTGCCGTACTGGAGGAAGCTGCCGGTAAGCGCAAGCTCTCTAAGCAAGAACAATCCCTGCTGGCGAGCAAGAATCAGGTGCTGGAACTCGCCCGCCAGAAAGCGCTGCTGGGTGACCAGATCACCGCGCAGGAGCAACTCAACAAGCGCATGGACACGGCCAGCAAGTACGTCACACAGATGGCAGAAAAGCAGGCCGGGCTTGAGTCAGGCGCAACGATGAGCGACAGGCTGGCAGGCCGCCAGACGGCGCTCTCTCAGCTGCGTAGCGGCTGGATTAATGCAGGAGGCGGCCTTGAGGATGAGGGCTACCAGAAGGAGCTTAAAGCCGCTAACGACTACTACGAAGCGGAGGATAAGCTTCGCGGTGACTGGCGGGCTGGCTTTAAGAAGGGCTGGTCCGAATACCTGGACTCTGCAACAAACGTCTACGCCTCGATGCAGAGCGTGGCGCAGTCAGCGCTGGGCGGCATCTCCGACATGATGACGAACCTCGTCACCACCGGCACGGCAAGCTTCAAGAGCTTTGCCGCGTCGATGATGAAGATGATCGCTGACGTCATCAACCGGCTGCTGGTGGCCTACGCCGTACAGTCCGCGTTAGGGTGGGTTACAGGCAGTGTCAGCAGCAGCGGCGGGAGCACGCTATCAGGTGCTTACACCAGTGCGGCTAATTCAGGCATAAGCCTCTATGACTCTGGTGGCTATACTGGCCCCGGCGGCAAATTTGAGCCTGCAGGTATCGTCCATAAGGATGAGTTTGTCTTCACCAAAGAGGCCACCAGCGCGCTGGGAGTTGATAACCTCTACGCGCTCATGCGAAACGCCCATGGATATGCGAGCGGTGGTCTTGTCGGTCGGGCACCCATGTTCGGACTGGGCAATAATGCAGGCGCAGCCGCTTCGGTTCCAATGATACAAACTACTGTCCACGTTGATGCTAACGGTAATGCTTCGGCGCAAACAAGCAGCTCGGGGGACGCTTTTGGGAGAGCGCTGGCAGGAGAGATTCAGGATCTGACCACCCAGACCGTTTTGCGGCATTTGAAACCCGGAGGGTTAATCTACAACTTCACTAAAGGGCGGTAGTTTTTAGCTAATCCCTTGGCTAATATGGTTAAAAAATCGGACCAAGGGGAGTGACGTGAAGAAGGCGATGGTACTGTTTGTGTTGTTAGGGCTAATTGGTTGTAGAAACCTAACGGATTTGAGAGGTGACGGGCCGGATTACACCTTCTCCTCAAGTAAGGCGGTAGATAGCGTCGCTCAATGCATGCTTTACGGCTGGCAGTCGCAGCGCCTTTTAGATGGAAGTGTGGTCAGCACCTTCATTCAGCCGTACCCTGGAGGAAAGACTGTTTACACAGATCAATATACTGCTGCTGCTGACGTTGTAGAAGTTAAGGGCCAGACGGAAGTTAAGCTTTATTTACCTAGCTGGTATATACGAGAGAATTTTAAGAATATAACTGAGCGCTGTATTTAATAAATAGCCAGCCTCTATCTATAGCCACCTCCGGGTGGCTTTTTTTATGGAGTAAATATGGCAGTTGAAACTTACAAATGGCCTGTCCAGCTGGGCGGCGGGGCCATTGAGTATGCCCAGGCTATCCGCTCCGCCCAGTTTGGCGACGGGTATGAGCAGGTCGCCGAGAGCGGAATTAACTCCACGGCCATACAGGTCCCGATGAAATATGTCGGTAAGGATACTGAGGTTAATGAGATCCGCGCTTTCCTGCTGGCCCACACCGTCAAAGCCTTCATCATCATCCCGCCGGGAGAGGAAAAGGGCCTTTATCGCGTCGTGGCTAACTCAGTGCGTAAGAACCTGATTAGCAGCAATGTTGCAGAGCTGACGTTCACCATCAAGCGGGCTTACGGGGTTTACGCGTAATGGCACTGGTCGATCAGGCAGCAAAACTGGCGCCCGGAGGCAGGGTGCGCTTAATCAAGGTGGATGCGTCAGAATTTAGTGGCGGGATCCACCGCTTCCATTACAGTCCGTTTCCGCATACACCTGAAGAAATTGACGCGGCGAACGGTGACGAGGACAAGCTCGGGCCGAAGCCCATTATCTGGGATGGTGAGGTCTATGAGTTCTGGCCGTTCCAGATGTCCGGCCTTGAGCTTTCAACAGACCAGGCGGCAGAGCCGGATCTTAGTGTGTCGAATCTGGACGGTCATATCACAGCGCTGTGCCTGCAGTTCCGGGATATGGTCAACGCCCGTGTGAGCATTATCGACACCTATGCCGTTTATCTCGATGCGGTGAACTTCCCGAGCGGAGATAACCCATCAGCCGATCCCACGTCCTATAAGCTTCAAACGTTCTGGCTTGATACCAAAACGGCAGAGCATGACGAAACGGTAGCGTGGGCGATGAGCAGCCCGGCGGATCTGCAAGGACAGGTCATTCCCACCCGGCAGATAACTTCTCTTTGTGAGTGGGCGATGCGCGGCCAGTACCGTAGCGGCGACGGCTGCACCTACAACGGCACGGCGTATTTCGATGCCAAAGGCAATCCTGTTTCAGACCCGGCACTGGACGCGTGCGGCGGCTGCCTCAGCGACTGCCGTAAACGATTCGGCGCTGGCCTGGCCGAGCCCAATACCGCCATTCTCGATTTTGGCGGCTACCCCAGCACGGTTCTGATCTCCCGATGAGGTTTTCCCATGAACAAAACGATAATGGCAGCAATCCGGGCACATGCACTGGAGGAATCACCGCGCGAGTGCTGTGGCTTCGTTATCCAGGCGGGCCGCCGCCAGCGCTACGTCCCGGTACCGAATAGCCATGAACAACCCGAAGAGCATTTCCGCATCGATGGCGAGGAGTGGGCTGACGCGGAGGATAGCGGCACGATCATTCGTGTCATTCACTCCCATCCGGGCGACGGCGCCCGGCCAATTCCGTCTGACCTTGACCGCCAGCAGTGCAATAACTCTGGTGTGGTCTGGGGCATTTATGCGCCTGACTGCGACGAATACGCAGAAATTACCCCGGACGAGATCCCCCTGATTGGCCGCCCGTTCATTCTGGGTTCGCATGACTGCTGGGGGCTGATCATGGACTGGCACGCCACGCAGGGCGTCATGCTGAACGATTTCCGCGTTGACTACCCCTGGTGGGAGAGCCAGTACCCGGACAACCTCTACGCCGACAACTGGGAGAAAGAGGGGTTTGTCGAGTGCGACCCTGCGCCTGGCTGCATGGTCATCATGCAGGTGCAGTCCGACAAGTGGAACCATGCGGGGATAGTCACGGAAGAGGGCGAGCTGCTCCACCATCTGTACGGCCAGCCATCATGCATTACACCGTATGCCCGTGGCTATTTCAAAGACCGGACGATGATATGTGTCCGCCATAAAAACTTACCTAAGGAGATCAAACCATGGCGCGATTAACCACTATTCGCCTGTATGGCGCGCTCGGCGCGCGGTTTGGCCGTGTTCACAGGCTGGCGGTCCAGACCTCGGCCGAGGCCGTGAAGGCCCTTTGCGTCAATTTTGACGGCTTTGAAAGCTACCTTATGAATGCGAAAAAAAATGGCATGGTCTTCGCCGTATTTCGGGGTAAACGCAACATTGGTGTGGAGGACTACCAGAACCTTGGCGGCAATAACGATATTCGCATTGCGCCGGTAATGGAAGGGGCAAAGAAAGCCGGTATGTTCCAGACCATTCTTGGCGCTGTGATGATTGTGGCAGGACTTGCCTTAGGTCCGGTTGGTTGGGGGGTTATTGGCGCTGGTTTTGCAAACGGACTGATAATCGGGGGTATTACCTCAGCGGCGGGAGGTATCTACCAAATGCTATCCCCACAGCCAAAGGGCTTACAGATGCGCGACGATCCCGATAATAAACCTTCATACGCATTCGGCGGCGCCGTAAACACTATTGCTATGGGGAATCCTGTGCCAGTCTTGTATGGGGAACGTGAAATCGGTGGGGCCATTATAAGCGCAGGAATTGTGGCTGAAGACGTTTAATAACGAATAGGTTGTAGGGGTTGCTGACCAATAAAGGCCATGGTATTAAGATTAGTCTGAGTCTTTTTTGATGGGAGATAGGACTATGAGACGGAGTAGTTTGATTACAGCTTTAATGATTATCGGATTTTCTGCGTCTGCATTAGCAGAAGACGGTTTCCAAGCCCCTTTGGGTTTGAAATGGGGTGAAAGCAAAGAAACTCTCACTAAGGATTACGGCGCTGCACCTGCTGGAAAAAATGATACCCGGATGAAATTATTTTCTATAAGCAACCCCCCTATAAAGGTATCGGGTTTCGATGAATTTTATGGCGTTATTGATGATAAACATGGTCTTGTTAAGGTAATCGTCGTTGAAAACATTCGTGGGGATGCATATGGTTCAACTGGATTAGAAGATTATAATAAAATCAAAGGGCTACTTACTAATAAATACGGAAAACCAGATTCAAAATATGAGTATATTGGTAAGGAGCTGTATAAGGATAATGATGAGTTTTATCAATGCTTGGCATACCAAGGATGCGGGGCATACAGCGCCTTCTTTAAACCTGCAGGCGGAGGGGATATAGCTCTTGAAATCAAAGGACAACGCAGAGGAGAAGGATTTATCACTGTCAGCTATGAATCTGTATTGTTTGGCGATGTAGTTAATGAGCGAGAAAACGATACAAAAAAACAAGCTGAGCAAGGACTTTAAAACTCCAGTTCCTGACCCTTTCGAATGAACCTGCCTATAGGCAGGTTTTTTTATTTCTAAAAATCACTACCCGCTTCGGCGGGTTTTTTTATGGACGCAATATGGCAACGATCACTGGTGCGAAGGGTGGCAAACAAAAGCAGCACACGCCTGTAGAACAGCCTGACAGCGCCCAGTCCATGGCGCGTTGTCGCATGCTACTGGCGCTGGGCGAAGGAGAGTTCGCTGGTGGCCTGGACGCCACGCGTATTTACCTGGACGGCACGCCGCTGGGCAATGCCGACGGCAGCATGAATTTCGAGAATGTGTCCTGGGACTTTCGCCCGGGTACACAGATGCAGGATCCCATTCCCGGCTTCCCGGCGGTGGAGAACGAAACCACCATTGGCGTGGCACTGACGAACGCTACGCCCTGGACACGCGCATTAAGCAATACGCAGATTGATGCCGTGCTGGTCCGGATCGGTATCTCCGGCCTGCAGCAGCAGGAAAACAACGGCGATATAGTCGGCACTTCTGTCACCTATCATATCGACGTTGCCACGGACGGTGGCGCGTATGAAACGATCATGACCAAAACGGTGACCGAAAAGCTCAGCTCCCTTTACGAGCTCACGCACCGCATCAACCTACCTAAGGCCAGCACGGGCTGGCAGGTCCGCGTTGTGCGCGACACCGCCGACGGCACCAGCCAGCTGCTGCAGAACAAGACGCAGGTGCAGGCCATTACCGAGGTGATCGACGCCCGCCTGCGCTACCCGCACACCGCACTGCTGTACGTGTCGTTTAATGCCAAAGCGTTCAGCAATATTCCGAAGATTTCCTGCAGGCCGAAAGGGCGTATTATCCGGATCCCCTCAAACTACGACCCGATTGCCCGGACCTACAGCGGCACATGGGACGGCACGTTTAAATGGGGCTGGTCGAATAACCCGGCGTGGATCTGGTTTGATGTGCTGACAGAGCCGCGCTTTGGGCTTGGCCGCCGTGTAACACCGGACATGCTGGATAAATGGGAGTTATACCGCATCGCACAGCGCTGCGATCAGCAGGTACCAGACGGCAAGGGGGGCAGCGGCACGGAGCCGCGCTTCATGTTTGATGTCTACATTCAGGATCAGGCCGACGCCTGGCAGGTGATCAAAGACATCGCGGCTGGCTTCAACGGCATGACGTTCTGGGGCAACAACATGTTCAACGTTGTCTCCGATATGCCCGTCGATACCTCGAAGCTGCAGATCCTCACCCGCGCCTCGGTGGTGGATAAGCCCACATACTCCAGCGGTAGCGAGAAGAACCGCTATTCCAGCGCACTGATTAACTTCAGCGATCCGGATAACCATTATCAGGACCGCACCACGGCGGTGATGTTCCCTGACCTGGTGAAGCAGTTCAAGTTTAAGCAGACGCAGATAACGGCCATCGGCTGCACCCGTGAGAGCGAGGCGCAACGGCGCGGTGGATGGGCAGTCTATTCCAACTACCTTGACCGCATCATCACCGTGCAGACGGGACTGGACGGCGTTGCCTTTATGCCCGGTACCGTGTTCGCCTTTGCTGATGAACGCGTCTCTGGTCGGGTATACGGCGGGCGCATAACGGATTATGATGCATCGATCCGGGCGGTCACCACTGACCGGGGCACCAGCGCGGTACCCGGTGATACGCTGATGATCCGCACGCAGGGCGGTACCGTGGAAAGTCGCATTATCCAGGCGGTGAACGGCAAACAGCTGATTGTGTCCACGCCATTTGTCGCGACACCAGCGCCAGATGCGGTCTTTGTCATCGATGCAGGGCAGCTGCGTCTGCAGTATTTCCGGGTTACCAACCTCAGGTACAACGACGAGGAAAACACATTCACCATCACCGGCGCTGAGTACAACACCTCGAAATATGATGCCGTGGATAATAACGCGCGCCTGGATGTCCCGCCGATTAGCCTTATCCCTACCGGGCTAGTGGCACAACCGGGCAACGTTACGGTCTCCGGCTATGATACCGTCCGCCAGGGGCAGCGCGTAGCTACGCTGGTGGCAACATGGGACGCGCCGCTGGATAAAAACGGCAAACCTCAGGCCGATGTGGTTGCCTACCAGGCGCAGTGGAAGCGCGGGAACAACGAGTGGATCAACACTCCAGAAACCGGGCTGAGAAGCATTGAGGTACCGGGCATATTCGCAGGCGATTACCTGGTGCGTGTCCGAGCCATCAACTCCGGCGGTGCATCCAGCCTGTGGGGCACCTCGGCGCTGACCCACCTGTCCGGGCGCACGGGTGATGTACCAAAACCCGTCGGCCTGGCCGCCACGGATGATGTCGTTTTCGGCATCAACATCACCTGGGCCTTCCCGGTGGACAGCGGCGACACGCTTAGTACTGAGATCCAGTACAGCGTGACTGCTGGCGGAGAAAATCCAGTGCTGCTGGCCGCCGTCCCTTATCCGCAGCAGCTTTACCAGCAGATGGGCCTGCGGGCCGGACAGGAGTTCTGGTACCGGGCGCGGCTGGTGGATCGTATCGGTAATCAGTCCGGGTGGACAGATTTGGTGCGCGGGCAGGCAAGCATCAACGTCTCCGACATCACGGACGCCATCCTTGAGCAGATCAAAGACACCGAGCTTTTTAAGGATTTGATTGAGAACGCTGTCGAAACCAGCCAGACCGTGGCCGACATGGCCGCCTCGATCGCCGAAAATGCCGACCAGCTGGCTGCAGCCGTCGGCGCAAACCGGGAAACCGCCGAAGGCGTTATCCAGAATGCGCTGGCGATCGCGGAGGTCACATTCCGGCAGTCGGCCCAGAACGGCGAGAACTCAGCCCAGTTCGAGCAGCTGCGCGAGGTGATCGCCACCGAGACGGAGGCCCGGGTTACTGACGTCACGCGCCTCGAGGCGTCAACGGAGGAGAACGCGGCGGGCATTACCGAAGTACGTCAGGCGCTGGCCACCGAGGAGGAGGCGCGGGCAACGGCTGTTACCCAGCTGACGGCGGCCACGAAAACAGCCGCTGATAAAGCCGATGCGGCAGCGGATGCTGCTGGCGCTGCTGCTAAGGACGTTGCGAAAAACACCGCGGCGATTACCGAACTCGATCAGGTTGTCACGACGCTGGACAGCGCCACGGCGTCACGGTTCGATGAGCTGGAGGGTCAGACGTCTGAGGCGAGCGGCAGTTTGCAAAACGTAGGGGTCGCCCTGATTCAGAACACCCTTGCGCAGGTCAGCGCCCGGCGGACCCTGACGGTGGTAAATGCAGCCAACAGCGCCCAGATTGACCGCATCGATACGGTAGCCGCCAGTGACCGTGAAGCTACTGCACAGTCACTCGTGCAGATATCCTCCCGTGTTGATGGCGCGGTCGCCTCGATCAACAGCGTCAGCCAGACGTTTGCCGATTACCGGCAGTCCACGGCATCGCAGATCACCTCCCTGACGGCCTCCATTGGTGGCGTCAGCTCGGCGGTGACGACGAACGCTCAGGCTACCGCCGACATCAACAATAACCTGAATGCGATGTACAGCGTTAAGGTCGGTGTGGATGCAAACGGCGTGCGGTATGCCGCCGGGATGGGACTGGGCGTGCAGAACACACCAGCAGGCATGCAGAGCCAGGTTGTTTTCCTCGCAGATCGGTTTGCGGTAATGAGCTATGCAGGCAGCGCGGTAACACTACCCTTCGTCATTCAGAACGGGCAGACCTTTATCCGGGACACCTTTATTCAAGACGGAACGATCACCAATGCAAAAATTGGTGCATACATCCAGTCGTCGAACTATGTCGTCGGTACGCTGGGCTGGCGGATAGATAAAAATGGGGCAATCGAGATAAACGGCGGGGTAGCGGGTCAGGGCAGGCTGGTTATTACGAATAATCGGATCATTTCGTATGACCAGTACGGTCGCGTGGCTGCAGTTATGGGGCAGAGGCTGTAATGCAAACATTTATCCAGGGGACCTCGTTCGATGCCATAAACTCCATGGCAGTTAACTACGTGATGGATGTGCTGGATATCTCCGGCGCGGGTAGCAAAAGCTACCCGGCCGGATGCACCTATCAGGCGTCGCTAATTATCGAGTCGGTGGTGCAGGTAATGCCGACAACTAATCCGTATCAGATTAACATTTCAGGGAATACGGTTTCGTGGAATGTTGCCACGCCGATCCGGCTGGTCGTGCTGGCTACCCCAAATACGGGTACCGACAGTAGCTATTTCGGGCACTCGTTGTACTCATATGACGCCTATGGGAACAAGACGGTGAAATTAGCTCCGGATTTTGTGCCGTTCTGTCTGGTCAGCGTGATTGATGTTCCTCCGGGTAGCCAGAATATCGTCTCATCAGTCCCGCTGGGGCAGAAAATTGTGACGTTTATCCGTACGCGCGACGGCGATGCAAGGATGCCGACGTCCTTTTACCAGCAGTACAATGCAGGGGGTAATTACGGATTTTCGTTCGTGCAGACGGGCGGCATGACGCAGACGGGCTGCCGGATGTACATCTTCTCTAATTACCTGGTAAACATCCCGTCGCATGGGTTTTTCCTGTACAGGGACGGCAACATGGTGTGGCACAGCAACTGCCTGCCGCTGAACATGAGGCTTTTGGCGGGGGATGTAACGTCGGCAGGCTCCATGGCCGTCACGTCCGGCATCACCTCCGGGATTTATATTCCTCAGGATCCATCGAACCCCCAATATGGTGGCTACCTGAACATGAACTGCTCCAGCGCGGGCATTTCTAATGGCGTCTGGAAAGCGTCTTCGGCGGTGGTCTATTCCAGCCGCATTATTTCTTCCAGCGAGGCCGCCGCGTTCAAGCCGTGGGCAATCAGCGGCAAGGTGGGAATCATAGACTGCCGAATCTACGATCAGTATTACCCCTATGCGCTCGGGCTGGTTTAGCCCGCCCGCCATTTCCACATTTCATCCTGAACCCGCCGCGAGCGGGTTTTTTTATACCCGGAGAAAACATGATTTACACCACTGGCACGATCGCCGGCAGCGGCAACACGCTCACCGGCACCGGCACTAATTTCACCGCAGCCGGTAGTCTGATCCGCAGCGGCTGCACTGTCATTGTCCTGAGCAGCCCGGCCCAGGTATTTCAGATCACGGCGGTCAACAGCGCCACGCAGCTGGCTGTTATGCCTGCGGTCAGTCCGGCGATCCCGGCGGGTACCCGTTATGCCATTCTGCTGAGCGACAGCCTGAGCGTGGACGGGCTGGCGCAGGACATTGCCGAAACATTCAAGATGTACCAGGCATACATGAGCGGCTTTGCCGATGTCATGACTGGAACCGGGAATGTGACAATCACGATCAACGGCGTGGCCGTCACGGTACCCACGCAAAAGTCTTTGGTTCAGAAAGGCAGCAACGGAACTGTGCCAATTACTTCCGGCGGTAGCGGCTCTTCCACAGTGGAGGGTGCCCGCGCTAATTTTGGCCTCGGTAACGCAGCGACCAGGAACGTTCATGAGGCTGGTTATGCCAATGGGGCAGCCGTCGCGGGCGTTGCGTTGCAGGTTCACTCTGACTACCGCGCTATCGCGGGGTACGATATTACAGAGAATTTTCCTCTGGGGGTGACGGGTGGCATTCAGGATGCTGCTAAATATGGTGCCTCTGGCGGGTTTATCGGCCTTCTCTCTATGCGTGGGTGGGGGGATGCCTCAGGCAGTGTCGCCTGCTGGCAGATGGCTGTGAACAATTCACTGCAGGCGTTTCGCATCCCTATTCAGAGCAGTGACGGGTACTGGTATTTCAATACATTCAAAATCTGGAACCAGCGAAACACCACCGTTGATGGTAACGGATTTATCAAACAGGCATCGCCGATCGCACGGCTCACAGACGACCCGGCCCTGATGCAGACGACGTTCCTGGATGGTGGTTTCTCACTGGCAGGCGTTGCCGCCGTCAACGATGAGGCTGCCGGAGCGGGGGCCGTCAAAGTTTCGACTGGTGTTTATGAGGTTCGCGGTGCGACCGGTCTGCATAATGATGGCTGGACCATTGAGATCCCGCAGGATGCGAATGGCAACCGCCTGTGTTATGTCGAGACTAAAGTAGCCGCCGACGGCGTAATTACCGTTTCCGTCTTTAAACGCCGCTTTGATATCGATACGGCAATGATTGTGGCTGGCGACCCGATGGATATCCCGGAGGGCCGCTGGATTGACCTTCGCCTGGAAATGCCAGCTGATTCGATCTACAACCAGCAAATGAAAGCGGCAGATAAGGCAGTGGTTACAAATCCGCCCGCACTGGCTATAAAAGACACTGAAAATACAGATCAAAGTATTAACGCCGCAAATCAATAGGCCGCACCGTATTGCGGTTTATCTCCCTCCACGTGGGGAACGCGTCAGATTTGCTAACTGTGCGGTCTAACTGAACGTACGTGCGAAACCATCATGTTCGTAAGATGGCTAAACTAGGCCCTGTTTAAGCAGGGCCAACGGCAGCTATGAGCGAGGCGCGGACATTATTGATAAGTTAGCTGTAACACATCTCAGAGGTTGATCTCCGATACTTGCTCACCTTCAAATGGTATGATTGGTTTTGCGTTTATATTGCTAGCAGCAAAAAAATCCTCCTCTTGAAGATTTTCGTATTTTATGAAATACGATTTTAACCCACCACTTAAAATTTCACTCCTCTGTTTTTCTAGCCATTTCAACCTTTCAGTGGTGAAAATAACTGATTTGCAGATAAACATTCGGCCCATAACAGACGGCATGTAGGCTTTTCTATCAAATGATTTAAAAGGATCACCTAATGAAAGAATAGATATGTTATCCGTAGCACCTTTTTCCCGATTTTTTTCTGCTGAGAATGAAATTCCGCTCGGCAAAAAAATTCCAGTTTCAATTCCTTGTCTAATAGAGTGCAAGGCCATTTTCTTATCAAAAGAAGAGCCGCCAAACAAAACACTAAGGTGGTTAATTTTACAATGTTCTATTAATTTTAGGACGACCTTTTTTTCTTGCTCATTAGGTTTGGTACTTGAGATCAAAGAAATATCGAATTCTCTAATTACTCTACCGAAAATCCAGAGGTCTTTTTCTGTATAGCGAATCAACCCTGGCGGGTAAGATTTTTCATTTTTCCTTATTACACTTATACCTAAATTTTCTAGGTCTGCAAGTTTGTTAGATGTAATGGATGACACTCTCCCAGCATTTTTTGAAGATTCTGGTTCAAAAACCAAGATATTATTTTTCGTTTCTGCAAGGTAATGAATAATAAGTTTTTTTACTTTTTTCCAATCCAATCCGCCATGCCCACAGCCGAGAGCTGGTAGTGTTATCGTCAAACCTTCTTTGTTCTTTACGTAGTCAGAAAGCCAGATAAGACCACTTTCAATGTATTCGTACTCAGATGGGTTTCGCCAATGATCTTTAGTAGGGAAGTTTATAATCTCAATTCCTTTCGAAAACATGTCTTCTTTTTTCCATACGCTAGGTTTTCCAGGCAATATTTCATTAGCCTTGCATTGACGGACATACTCTTTGAACATCTCAGGATATTTGTTTTTGAAGGCTAGAGCGACCCCCGCCCCCATGACACCTACACAATTAACTGTGTTAACTCTAATATCGGCATCAAAATCAAAGAAGTTTCCTTTAACAAACTCTAACATATGTTATTACTCCTAATCACACACAGTACTCTCGATTCTAAATCCGCTATTGATTTACTGTGGGTTGTCACCCATTCAGGATTGATTGCATTCATGTCAGCTTTTGATAGAGCAATGAGCATTTTCAAGTCATTTTCATCTTTGATTATATCAATCAATTGCTTCTCATCTCGGCCCTTCACAACGATGTCACCAATCAAGTCGTCATAAGTTACTAATGTTACTATCTTTCTTACAGATTCTTCACTTAGTCCGCCAATATCTTCAGTAAGAATTCGCTTTAACATAGGCAAGGATTTTGCAGCATGGTCATTATCAGCTTTGGTCATTCCATCTTGCCCCCAGCGAGACTTCGGCCCTTTACCTATATCATGTAGATATGCGGCAATAAGAACAATTTCTTTATCCGCATCAGACAGTCCATTATATTCATGGAACTGTTCGAGAGCACCCGCAACTTTTCTGCTATGCGTGCCAACATCATCAGTGTGCGGCCAATAACTGGTCTTTAACCCGTCTATATCATCAAGTTCTTTTATTGATGAGAAGTTTTTTTTAATTGCATCTAAAGCATCGCGAAGGCTTTTATACTTATTGATTTTGTTATCACTTTTATATATCTTTTCAATTGTTTTTTCCATGTCTTTTTTTAAAAAGTATGGCCCAGTCACAATTGATTTTCTTTTGCCATCGTAAAAGTTTATGTAATAGTGATCCTCATCATGCTTAATTTCAGGTGGTTCTATTCCTTTGTTTTTAAATATCTCCACTACTATATCCTTAATCCATTTGTTCCAAACTATTATGTGATCCAGTTCTGAGATATTAATGCTACCGGGAACAAGTAACTCTGCCATCTTCTGTTGACGATATCTCTCTGACGGGCACGACCATTTCTTACTATCAATAGCATCCCAGTTTAAAGAGTTAAGCATATCTAGTGATTGGGAATTATAAAAATTTGGCGGCACATCTGTGTTTGCTGAAGCATCTGAAAATACAATATCAGCATTTTGCACAATAATTTCTATGGGAATAGCAAAGTAAATAAGAAACGCTTGGTCTACATTTTTTTTATTAATTACCCCAAGTTGCATGGAGTTTCTTTTTGAAAAGTAAAAAGGGATATAGTCGTGAACAAAATTCCCATTAGAACACGGTACCTGCATAGTGCTTCTTCTTCCTTGTATCCCATGCTCGGCAACATTATGATGAGTTATATTCTGATCATTTTTTAAGTTTGTACACAATAGTCCATTCTCGATTATCGATTCAAGGTTGCCTAGATAAGTAAAATGATATGCATATCTTCCTTTTAGACTTGCTGGAAACTCCAT